ACAAAAATTAGAAAAATTTATTGTAAAAGGCAATCAAATAGCAGTTGAAGCAATTTTAGAACAAGCCAAAGAAATGGAAAACCAACAATTGAAAGAAAAATACGATAATGGGTATGCTAATGGGCAAAGAGATTTAATTATAAACTAACAACTAAAAACAAATAAAATGACACATAAAGAAAAAGCAAAACAATTAGTAGATAAATTTTATCAAACAACTCCAAACGAAGTATGGTATAATCACCCAATAGGATTAAAAGAAGAATATAAAGCGTGGGAACAGTCTAAACAATGTGCTTTAATAGCAGTTGATGAGATATTAAATTCAAGTCCAAGTTTACCAGTATTAGGCGATGGAGGTACTTATGGTGAAGATATAGAGTTATCAACTAAATATTGGCAAGAAGTAAAAATTGAAATAAATAAATTATAAAAACAAATAACATGAGAAAAGTAATGTATCAACAATGGTTGCCAGATGCAACACCAACAGGAAGTAGTCAATTAAAATTATCAGAAGAAAGGGTTGGTTTTTTACATCAATGGGGGCTTGAATTAAAAGAAAGTGGAGAAAATATTTGTTCATATTCAGTTGCTATAATTGAAGATGAAGAAACTAAAGGAGTATTGACTACATATCCGCATCTTGTAACTTTTATAGATTAACCAATACAAACAACTAAAAACACAAAACATGGAACACAAACCAAAAATTAAGGATAAAATAAGAGTTAAAACCAAACTTGATGGAGAAAAACTTTGTGAAATTGATTGGCTAAATGATAAAACCATACATTTTAAAAATAAAAGCAATTTTGGTATGACTGTAAATTATGATAGAGTTATATATACAAATAACTCTTGGAGAGGTGCTAATTTCACATATACAAGTTTCAACTAAAAACAAATAAAATGAAAAATAAAATTTTAGCATTATTGATTGCATTTAGTTTTGTAATAGGAGTAATTGGTTTTTTCTTATGTATTATTTCATACACTTATAATTTTATAATTGTTTCTTTGGCTATTTGTATATTATATTATTTATATATACTTTATAAAGTTTGGCTTGAAATATTTAATGAAAAAAATAACAACTAAAAAAAACAACATGAAACATAAACTAATTAACACAAAAAACTACTTACTTGTTGTAAGTGATGAACAAATAAAAAAAGATGATTGGGTTTATAATGAAATCTCAAAAGAAATTTATCAGTTTGTAGAGATTAATGTTTCTTATGAGAAAAAAATCATTGCTCATTTACCACTAAACAACTATCCTATTCTTTTTACCTTTTACTCTCCAAACGTATGGGTTAGTATAAATCCAGTGATTAGTATTCCATTACTTCCCCCACTTGAACCACTTGAACAAGAATATGATGTTGAGAAGTTGGCAAAAGAATATTCCTTAAAAACAAATAAGGGACATTTGTATGATTTATATCCAAATTGTGACCAAACTTTATATGAAGTTAGTTTCGATGATTTTAAAGCAGTTTACAACAAAGCCCGAGAGAATTTCAAATACACAGAAAGACAACTTGATGTTGCTATTGATTGGGCTATAAAAAAAGGTAGAGAAGGCGATGTTACAATTACTGATATTGATAATTTTATCCAATCCCTATCACTACCAAAGATGCCTGTTGCTTTTAAGTGTGAGGTTGAATGGATTAACTCTAAAGAAGATGTTGGAAATAATTTTACCAATGTTGCATTGTTTGAAGAAAGTATAAATCAGTATGATGCAATATTGATGCCTAAAACAACTACCACTCCCGAAGGACAAACTATTTGGGTAGGAGAATATATTTATTAAAAACTAAAAAAAATAAAATGAAAGGATTTTTAATTTTTTGTGCAGCAACTATTTTGTTGATGGTAGGGCTTCAATACTTTGACAGTAAGCAAGACCCTTACAATGAAGGTACTCATTGGGATTATTCAATAATGTGTGAGGATGGTTTCAAATATAAGGTTTTAAGCAGAAATAGAGGCACTATACCTTGCAAAAATAGTGATGGAACTCTTTTAAAATGCAACCAAAAAAGATATTAAATGAAAAAATATAAAATTGAATTATCAGAACAGCAAATGATGTTAATTGCTAATTGTCTTGAAGATTTGTCAAGGTTTGCATCAGGTCAATCTGAAATGAGATATACAGTTGAAGAAATGTTGCGTGGCTTATCGTTTGATGAACAAATGAAAAAACGTGATGAGGTTGAAGAATTATTAAAGAAAGCTAAAAGAGTATTATTGCCTAATTTTCCTGATAATGCAAGTAAAGGTTATAATGGTAGTGAGTTTATTGGAAATACTTATCAGATTTACAGAAGTATATTATACCAATTAGCCAAAGATAATAACTGGAATAATGTTTATTCTTCACCTGCTTTGCCAAGTGGTAATTTAGGGACAATTAAAATTGAATTGGTTGATGTAAAACAAAATACAGCCTTGCAATTGCAACAAGCTGGTGTTATAAAATCGGTTTGCGAACATAAGCATATTTCGGGTGGATATTTTGGAGGTGATAAGTATATTGTAAAATGTAAAGATTGCGATGAAATAACTTAGCAAACTGACTTATAACGTTTTGCAGCTAATGGCTGTGAGCTTCTGAAAGTGGGCTGAAAATAGCCATTAGGTGCTGTTATGTTTTAGTTTTATTTTATTAATTTTTAAAAAAAGCGAAGGAATTATGAAACAATTATTTGAAGAAAAAGAACTTATTGGAAAAACAATAGCTCAGGTTTTAATGCCAAAAGAAAGCTATCAAGATATGTGGATAAAATTTACCGACAATTCTTTTGCTGTATTTGATACGGAGGATAGGACGGAAGGGTTTGGACAAGAAAGGCGTATTCTTGTTATTTCTGATTGGGAAAAAGACAATACAAATGAAGAATTAGTTGAGTTAGGACTAATAACAAAAGCTGAACACAAATACGCATTGGAGGAGGAAGAAAAAAGATACAAAAAAGAAAGAGCTGAACGAGACGCTGTTGAGCAAAAAAGAATTGAAGATTACGAGAAGGAACAACTTGCCAAACTTAAAACGAAATACGATGCGTAGGCTTTTAAAAATTAATAAAATAAAATTGAACACAACGGCACTCGGCTAAACTCTCGTTGCCGACTTAAATATGAGAGATAAACTTAATTAAAAGCACAAAATTATGAGTACAAAAAATATTTCAAACGAAGAAAAAGACAATGGAGTTTTAGCCGATGTTATGCAACGTGATTTATATGCAGAATTACGTTCATCAGGTAGTATGACTTCTGACCAATGCTGTGAAGTTTTAGATTGGACAGAAAAATTACCAATACAAATTATAGGGTTAAATAATGTTAAGGTTTCAATAGTGCAAGGTGTTATTAGGGTAGAACCTAATCATGTTGCATAACGTTTTGCGTATAAAAAATCGTTTTAATGTTTTTTATACGCTGTTATAACCAGTAGGGATTATTTAGTAGTAACTTTAATCGGAGAACTGAACAAAAAATTAAAACAAAAAAAAGCGAATAATTTTTTAATAACTAATAAATAAAAACAAAATGATGACAATTTCTAAATTAGCTTCTGAAATCAGGGGCGAAAACAACAAAAAAGAATCTGAAAATGATTACAAAAGATTAACTGATACTTTGAAGCAATTCAATGAAGATTTCAAAGAGGTTGTTTGTGATTTAATTAAATGTGAGGTTAAATACGAACCTTGTTTTTGGTATAAAAGTGATAACGATGGGCAATATCATATTTTCCCACACGAAACCAAATTAGATTTAAAAATGAATGGTGGAAGTGGTGGAACTTGTATTGCTAATTCTATTCTTTTCACATTTAATCACAATGGAGAAACAAGAAAGAAAAGATTATTTTATACGGAAAATAAAGGTTGGTATTATATTGCTCGTAGAGGAAATCACATGAATGATGATTATTTAATAAAAGATTACAGAAAAGACTTCATATTATACCTTGATAGTTATTTTGAAGGTGAATATAAATAAATCATTTGTGGGTGGGCTTTTTTGTTTTAATTTTTTGAACAATAAAGTTAATTCGGAGCAGTCCACCCCTATTGGTTATAACGTTTTGCAGCTAACAGAAGTGGCTGCTTGTAAGAACTTCTGAATTAAAAACAAATGCTTGTAGCAGCCATTTTTGTTAGGTGCTGTTATAGGCTGTAAAAAATTAAAAAGCGATGGAATTACAACTGATTAACTTAGGTAGAAACAACATTAACAAAACTATTGTTGTGAAAAACGAAAAAGCAATGTGGCGTGAACTTTCTAAACATTTAATGAGCAAAGGAATTGAACTTTCACCAACTGACGAACCGAATAAATACGATGTGTATGTAGGAATGTTTAGAAATGTTGGACAGGTGATTATTAAAGAGTAACTGTGCGTAGGCTTTAATTTTTTATTGCCTATAACGGTAGGAATTTGCGTCTGTTGATTTTTTACCAACAAGACAATAGACGCTTAAAAAATCAATAGCGCAAATTTATTGTTGGGCGCAGTTAAATTAAATCGGAATGAGCAAACAAACAACTTGGAGCGAAAGAGCAAAATGCTATGACGCAAAACACACAGAAAATGGAACAATATTATATTATGTGTGCCTTATTACAGGGAAGAAAACAGAATTGAAACACCCTGATAAACTTGCTTTATCGGCATATATTGGGCATATAGGGGCTTTAGTGCAGTCCTATTAATTGCGCCCAACGGCTACGGCTATACGCAGTTGCGAACTTAAAAATTAAACAAAATGATAAAAAAAGAAGATTACTTAAAAGCAAAAGAAACCGTTGAAAAATACGAAGAGCAATTGCGTATAGCCGATGTTATGCGTAGTGCTAATTGCTACAATGAACTGAAAGCATTTTTGCAAGAGAAAAAGAAAAGTCCAAGATTATGCGCTTGGGATAGTGTTCACCATCAAGAGATATGGGATAAAATGCTTGAACTCGAACAGAAGTATTCAGAGCATTACGCATAACGGTTGAGGCTATGAGCAGTTGCCTTATAAATACTGCTCAATTAACCACAAATGTTGATAGGCAATTGCTTATAGCCTTTGTTAGCACCAGTTTTTTATTATGAATTACGAAGAAATAAAACAAAAAGTAACGGACAGAGAAATCAACTGTGAACAAGCATTTGAAAGCCTTGCAGAAATCGGTTATTGTCCAAATTTATTAAACGATGATAACGGTCATTGGGCTGTTAAATTTGATGGCTTTCAAAATGTGCCAATGGGTGATGAACCTGATGATATTTCAACTACTTGTTTTATTGAAGCAAAGGATTGGAAAGATAGTATTTACGAAGCACTTGTTTGGGCGTTGTCCTAAAATTGGTGCTAACGTTTTGTGGCTTTGTGTCTGTTATTTTGGCTTGCAGACACTCGCCTTTAAAGATAAATTTTATAGCCAAAATAATAGCACAAAACCACTGTTAGTGGCTGGTGCGGTAAATTAAGAACAAATGTTTAATAACAATCAAATTCAAAAAGTAGAAATAGACCAAGAAAAGAAAAAACTTTATGTCTATTATGTTCAGGACAACTCACATTTAATGAGTAACCCACCTCCGCCACCAAGTTATTATAGAGAAGTTTTTTCTTTTGATAATTTGGAATTTATTGAAAAGGAATATGCAAAAGTAGAACGAGGATTTGAAAAGGTAACGTGGTCGTAGCACTTGCCACTAACGGTTCTCGGCTTGGCGAAGTTGCCGAACACAAAACTTCATTAGAATTACAAATTTTTAAATTTAGATAAAATGTCAAACGAAGAACTAAACGGCAATTTTGCCAAACCGATGTTACCTGCCGTTGTGGGTTCTCAAAGGAAATACCAAATTATTTACGCTGACCCTGCTTGGTCACACTATAACGATATGACCGTTACTGTGCAACAGAATAAAGCAAAGGATTTTATTAGTAGAAACCCATATCCAGTAATGTCAAGTTCAGATATAAAAGCGTTGCCAATAAAAGATATAGCCGATGAAAATTGCATTTTGTTTATATGGACTACGGACTATCATTTATCAAGATGCTGTGAAGTGATAAAGGCTTGGGGATTTGAATATAAAACAGTTGGTTTTGTGTGGCAAAAGTTGAATAAACAAAATAAGCCTGTATGCTTTATGGGAAACTACACTTTGAAAAGTGGCGTAGAAATATGTTTATTAGCCACAAAGGGTAAGGGGGCTGCCAAATTAGTTAAGAAACGAAATGTAAGGTCGTTAGTTCAAAGCCAACGTGAAGAACATAGTAAGAAACCCGATGAAGTAAGAAATAGAATAGTAGAACTTTGTGGCGATATACCAAGAGTAGAATTATTTGCAAGGGAAAATCACGATGGGTGGGATGCTTGGGGTAATGAAGTGGAAGAAAGTATCAACTTGGAAACGTCTGCTAACAATGGCAGGTAACGGTTTGCGTATAAGAGCCGTTTTTTCAATGGCTTCTTATACGCTGTTATGCTCTCGTTTTGCGTGGGTGGGCTTGATAAAATATTAACTTAAAAAATATACAAATGGAAATTGAAACAGTATCAGATTTAGCAAATGTAATAGCCGATTGGATTGGTGTTTATGGAGCTTGTAAAGACGAAGGTAAAAGTGATGGGTGCGAATTTTCTGAAAAGAAAGTTGCTTGTTGCAGAGTAGGATTTACAATGCACTTAGAGGAACGAATTAGAGAGGCTGTTGAAAATGATAAGAAAATTGAGGAAATGAATTTGCGTGAGCTGGCAAAGCAAAATGGAGCATAACTCCAATCTTTGCGCTATATTAATGGAAATAAAAAGTTATTAACAATAGTATAATTAGATTATTTTATTACCTATATTTACCACAATTAAAAACCGAACAAAATGCAAAATAACAAAACAGAATTTAAGATTAGGAATTTTTTTATAGATGAAAAAAATTATCTTCAAATTAAGAGTAATGATAAATTAATATTCTTAACTCTATACTTAAATGGAGAAAAAAGAGGTAGGAATATAGGAACTGTTACTAAATCTACCCGAACAATATTTATGAAACGCAAAGTAGATAAACATTTATTTAGGAAATTGAACGCTTGGGGGTTCAACGATTATGTTTTAAGAAATCAAAGTACATTCGATTTTGTGAGTTTAAGCGATGATAAAGGAAACCATTGGAGTAAGATACCTGTAAGTATGATTTTAGAGGGAGCTACATACTTAAATTTTAAAAGTCAGGGATTTGAATTACAAAGATTTGTTTCTTTGGAAGATTTAGAGAAATATAAAGTAAAAAAAGAAGATAATACGAGATTTTAAGATGAATACTGGAAACTATATGATAGATGGGGATGATGGTAGCCATTGCTTTTCTCCCTATCACAATTCAAGTAAATGTGAACTTTGCAAAGAACTTGAAGAAGAATTGGAAAAAGAACAAGAATTAGACGAAGATTTGGAAAATGATAATAACGATGTTTTTGAATCTGAACACAAATTGCCTTTTTTAGTTGCTGAATATCCATTGAATTTAGATACTAAACACAAATGGATATGCTTTAAAGTTGGAACTTGCGAAGGACTTTGGAGATGCACCTATACGAGTTATGAGATTTTAGCACTTAAAAACAAAGAAAAAGGTAACGGACACCTCAACGATGTTTTTCAATGGTTTGAAATGAGTAGCAAAAGAGATAATAAAACTCTAAAGGTAAAAGAAGTTTGGAACGAGCGATTTCAAAACCACTTGCAAAAAAGAGGATTTAAAAGATGTTCGGCTTTTGATTTTGAAAAAACTTTTAAAAATAATTAAATGGGAATGTTTGATGATTTGGTAATTGACAAAGTTCACTTACCTGACGAGTTGAAAAATTATGAAAATGGTTGGCAGACAAAATCGCTTGATTGCTATATGAATTTTATTAAAATTGATGAAAATGGTAGTTTGTTTGAAACTATATGTCATTATCACAATGAAAAAGAAAGTCCAAGAAGAAAATATCATATCGGAGAAGTAAGATTTTACCAAAATATAAATGATGTTTGGTATGTCTTTGTCGCCTTTTTTGATGATGGAAAGATGTTTAGATTAATACAAGTAGAGCCAAAAAAATAATTTTATGGAAAAAATATTTAAAATTCAACATATAAACGATTTACTTATCGTTGAATTTAGAAAATTAGTAGCCGAAGATTGCGAATTAGTATCTGATTCGGGATGTTTAATATCTATGCAAGAAAAATACATTAGCAGGAAAATAGTTTATTCGGTTAAAAAAGAATTAATCCAAGAAATAAAAGATTTTATCTCTTTAATTAAAGAAAAGAAAAATCATTATTTAGAATTTATGGCATTTGATGGTAAATTATTTATAAAAATAGAGGACAAATACCTTCGTGATGATTTTATCAAATACATAGATTTAATTGCTAATGAAATAGTATTGGATAAATCTAAATATTTAGATTTTAGAGGATGTAAAACTGAACAAGATAAAGATAAGAAAATAGAAAAATTAAAAAAACAGGTTGATTTCTATGAATCTGAAAAATTGAGTTTTCTTGATGCTCATTTGGATTATCTAAATATGGAAATTGAAAAGTTAATTAAATATATCAATAAAGAAACTGAAAATGAACTTGTCATTTATATTACGAGTGGAGAATGTATAGAAAACATAAGCGATGAAAAACTACTGGATTTATCAAGAGAATCAAAAAAACTATCTATTGAACTTGCAGTATTATCTGAACGAAGAAATGTAATAAATGAGGAACTATCTAAGTTAAAAAGGCAAATTGTTATGGATAGGCTAATTTCAAATGATTTTACCATAACTGATGAATACGGAAATAAATATACTTTGCCTGAATCAACAACTGAAAGAGTAAAAGAAAAATTGAACACGAGCTTTATTCCTAAAAAACATATTAAGATATAATTTTAAAACTGATTATCAATACTATATAATAAAAAATTAAAATTTAACATTTACAATATTGACAATTAAAGTAAATTGACTATATTTGTAAAAGTTTTAAATACCATTAAAAAATTCTACGGTCAAAAATGAATTTATTTATTTTATCAAACAGCAAAGAGGAATCGGCAATATTCCATACAGACAAACATATTGTTAAAATGCCGACTGAACTAAGTCAAATGTTATCGTTTGCTTATCATCATTCTAATTTATGGAAACATAATAATCCTGAATTTATTATGCAGTTTTCCAAAACACACGATTTGCACCCTTGCTCAAAATGGATGCGTGAAAGTTTATCTAACTGGATTTATAGTTGTGAGTTTGGATTAGAGCTATATAAAGAGTATCAGTTTAGATTCAATAAACCCGACAAACATCAAAGAGCAAAAAAAATATTTGAATTTTCACTAAACAACCCTCCTAATATTAAAGATATTGGCTTAACCCCTTTCGTTTGCGCTATGCCCGATGAAGTTAAGATTAGCGATTGTGCGGTATCTAATTACAGAAATTACTATAATAAATCGAAAACCCATTTGTTTAAGTGGACAGCAAGAAATAAACCTTATTGGATATATTAAAAATAACACTATGAGAAAAACCTACAAAAAAATCAAACTTCAATTAGATACTGGGAAGATATTTGTTGAGGATGTAACCGAAAGTAACTTTCATCCCTCGCAAGTAAATGAAATAATAAATGAAATAAATGATAAACACGATTATTCATTTACAATAGCAGAATCAAAATCAGTAAAAAAACAAACTATATCTTTAATCAAATACCATTTGAGAAAAGTTGAAAAAGAGTTAAGTTATTTTAGAAGGCATCAGGAGTGTTACCAAAAGGCACTTGATAGAGTTTCAACAACAGATTTAATCAATGAAAATGAATAATAAAAGACCTTACAGATTAAAAGGCAATAAGTATCAGTTAGTTAATTTAAAGAAATTAACAGGGGAAGAAGTTTATTTGAGCAGAAACCAAGTTTTTGAAATAAACAACTTATTATTTGCCATAAAAGAAATTAACATAGAAATTAAAAACATAATCAAAGATGGCAAAAAAGGTACAAATAAAAGATGATTTAATCACAAATGAAGAATACAAAACTTTGAATATTATCTTAAATAAGATTCGTGTTCAGTTAAATTCCAAGATAAGCATTAGAGATACATTAGATGGCTTTATTATTATTCAAACTTACAATGATTCAGGAATAATTAGAAGTGAGGTGAAAACAAATAGCATAAAAACTGGTGTTAATTTTCTATATAACAAAATTTATTAAATGAAATGTAATTTAAAATTATAATAAAAATGATAAAAGTAGGAAGTGATTTTAGCGGAGTTGGTGCTTTTAATCAAGCACTTATGAGATTAGGTATTGATTATGAAGAAGTATTTGCTTGTGAAAGTAAAAGAAAAGAAAAATTAATAATTAAATATGGAAAACTTAAAAAAAGAAATAGCCAAAAATATTAGGGCTAAAAGAAAAGAACTAAAATTAAAGCAACATCAAGTTGCCAAAGAATTAAATATTATACGAAATGCAGTAAGCAGATTGGAAAGTGGCAATCATTTAATTTCTATTGATGTGCTATATAAACTATGCAAGATATTTAATTGCGAATCCAAAGAAATACTTAAATTCTAAAAACATGAAACAAGAAAAAGAACAACAACAAGAACAACAATCAGCATTAGATTATTTTTGGAAACAAATAAGTAATAAATACTTAGATAGCTATCAAAAAGAATTATTTACTAAATTTTATGAAAAGGCTAAGTTAATTGAAATAGAACAGCAAAAAAAAACACAATTAAAAATTAAATAAATGGAAGTAGGTCAAACATATTTAGGAAAAGAGATAAAAGAAAAGCACGAATTTAACGTGGAGGGTACTTTTGAAAGTTTTTACGCAGCTCGTACTTGGGCAGTAAATAGGGGTTATGAAATAGGCTCTATGGATGGTCGTAATCCAATAGCAATGATGAAAGGTTATGACTATGTTGCTAAATGGCATAACTTAAACAGGAAAGAACAACAATCTGTTCATGGAGTAATGATTTCAGATTATTTTAGAGAAAAGCCAGTAACAATATTAATTTTTGAAAATTCAAATTAATATTATGAAAAAAACAACACTAATAGCAATCGCACTTTTATTGTTAATAATAATGATAACAAATGCAATTTTTAATAAAGACAAAAGTTCAGGATATATTATCGGGATTTGTGCAGGTCTATGTTTTGGTAGAATTTTAGCTGAAATAATATAATGGAAACAAAATTTAATTAAAAAGAATGAAAGACCAAAAATTTTTAATAGTAGAAAGCGCAAAAGAAGTGAATGATTATTTAGAAAAAGGATGGGAAGTAGTTTCGGTTACGCCTCAATCAGTTTCAGTTTCAGTAACTTCTTCTTCTTACGTTTACAAAGAATTAGTAGGGAAGTTTGCAGTAGTAATTCAAAAGATAAAACAATAATGGAAAATATTATAAACACAGGATATTATATGCTAATAGTAGATGATTCAGAGATTAAAAAGGAAACCTATTGTTATGATTCTATAAACAATATTCTTGTTTTCTACAAAGGTAGCATGAAGAATATTGGATTTCAAAAAGTGATTAGTCATTTACCACTCAATAACTCACCAATACTTGAAAATGTACCTCTTTTACCACCACTTGAAGATGATAATATACATTTTGGAGATTTAAGAAATGTAGATGTAGATTCTTTTATGAGTGGCTACAACAAAGCCGAAGAGAAGTATAATTTAACTTTAGATAAGTTGCTTGACTTATACATTGAAGAAAGCGGTTATGGTATGGATATGTGGAGTAAAGAAGAAAATGCAACAATGAATATTGTAACTAAAATCATCCAATCCCTCCAACAACCAAAGATGCCTGTTGGGTTTAAGTGTGAAATAGAAGCAATGAACATAGATGAAATTAGAGAACAAGGAAAAGGTTTTTTAAATACTAATACAAAGAAATTAAAAACAATAACCAACTCACAAGGTCTTACTCAATTAGTAGGGGAATACATTTATTAACTAAAATCAAATAAAAAAAATGAGAACATTAGCATCAATTCAAACAATAAAAGACATACAGCCAATAGAAAATGCCGATAGTATTGAGGTAGCAAGTATATTGGGTTGGAAAGTAGTAGTGTTGAAAAATCAATTCAAAGTTGGCGATAAGGTTGTTTATTGCGAAATAGATAGTTTATTGCCAGATATTGAAATATTTTCGTTCCTAAAACCAAGAGGTATGAGAATAAAAACTATTAGATTAAAAGGTCAAATAAGTCAGGGGATTTGCTTTCCGCTATCCACCGTTGAGTATTTTGGCTTACTTCCCGAAGATATGATTGAAGGGCAAAATGTAACCGAAGCAATAGGTGTCGTTAAACACGAACCACCTATCCCAGCTTGTTTAAGTGGAGTTATGAAAGGAAAGTTCCCTTCGTTCATTCCTAAAACAGATGAAACAAGAGTGCAAGTATTACAAAAACTATTAGATAAATACGAGGGAACTAATTGCTACATTACCGAAAAAATTGATGGTAGTTCCGTTACCTATTACTTAAAAGATGGGGAATTTGGTGTTTGTAGTCGAAATATGGAATTGTTGGAATCCGAAGAAAATACATTTTGGAAAATGGCAAGACAACTTAACATTGAAAACAAATTAAGGTCTTATGGAAAAAACATTGCTATACAGGGTGAATCGTTTGGCGAAAAAATACAAGACAACAAACTAAAAATAAAAGGGCATAGGGTATTATTTTTCAATGCTTTTGATATTGACAGGTTTGAGTATTTTAATTTTGAACAGTTTGCCTTACTAATGGCAAATTTAGGATTGGATAATGTTCCTATTTTAGATTTCAACTATAAACTATCTAACAGTATTGATAGAATTATTGAAATGTCAAAAATAAAAAGCACCTTAAATAAAGATGTTTGGGCGGAGGGAATAGTAATTAGACCTCACAAAGAACGTATTGATTTGATGCTTTCAAATGAAAATTTCAACAATGGTCGTGTAAGTTTTAAAGCAATAAACCCTGAATTTTTAATTAAGTATGGAGAATAAAAAAGTATTATTTCTTGACCACGATGGAGTAATTTGTTTGGCTACGGAGTGGGGTAGTCGTTTTAAAAACAAAGAGGGTTTTGATTCTTTATTTGATAGATTCAATCAAAAGGCAATAAATGTTTTGAATGAAATAATTGATGAAACCGATTGCGAGATAGTTATTAGTTCTGATTGGAGATTTCATTGCTCATTATCAGAAATGCAACAACTATATAAAATAAGAGGAATAGCAAAACCCCCTATGGCATATACTCGTTCTGATTTAGATTGGAAACTATTTTTAGATGTTAATCCCAATAATGAATTAGAAAAAACAAGAGTTATGGAGATATTAAGTTATGTAAAGGAATATAATTTAGTTAATTGGGTAGCAGTAGATGATATGGATTTAAGTTTATTAGGGAATTTCGTTCATACTCCAAAATCTATGGAGGGAATTAAGCAGTCAGGTGTAAAAGAAAAAATAATTAAATTTTTAAACAAATGAGATATAGAATAATGACAATTATATTGTTTTTCCCTTGCTGTTTGCTTGATTTTTTATTCTTATTAATCATTTATTTGCCTCTTTGGATAGTATGTGGAACTAAATTAACATCAAGGCAACCACTATTAGAATGGATATTTGAACAATCAAATAATAAACACAATGAAAACTAAAGAAGAAATAGAACAGTTGGCAGAAAAAGAATATAGAGAATATCCTAACAACCCTTTAGATGAACCAGCATGGCATTATAACAAGGATATACATTGCCATAAAAAAAGAAAAGCATTTATCAATGGCTACACTCAATGCCAAGAAAATATTAGTGAAATTTTAAAAAAAGCTATTGAATTTGGTTATCAATTAAGGAACAATAATAAACCTATAAATAGTGGAATTGATTGGGTAAATGAATTTAAAAAAACAAAAAAATAATTTTATCATGAATTGGGAAGCATTTAAAAAAATGACCTTTAAACAAAAGTTATTCACGATTTTTGTTGTTTGTCCAATATTTTTCATTTTTATTATCCCTTTGAGCAAAGCGGTTGCTAATAAAATCTATGAAAAAAAGAAATATAAAAAAGTAATCAAAAAAGGTTTGCTTTGGGATACTGAATACTTAATAGAAAAAGACTAATATGAAAACTAAAGAAGAATTTATAGCAAACTACTTAGATAAAAGTAAAAGGTTGAAAAACCACAACTTACCTTATGGATTACAGTATCTCATCTTAGTAGCACAGGTAGAAGAAGATGCCGAAAAGAAGTATAAATCTTACCTTAAAAAACAACAAAATAATGATATTATTTGTCCTAAATGCGGAGGAGATAGTTGGAAGTTTAATGCTGTAAAAACAACTATTAAATATTGTAAATGTGGACATGATTTTTAACTCACTAAACAAAAAAGATTAATATGACTAATGGAGAATATCAACATTTAACAAATGGTTTATTTACTAAACTTAATAGAATAAGCAAAGTATCTAAATATGCAAAGCAAGAAATTCACGATATTTTAAACGAAGAATTAAGTGAGCAAGATATTGAAATGGCTCATTCTCGTTTTATTTCTATGATTGAACAAATTGATATATTATCAAGTGAAATTAAAGAGAATTATAAACTATTAAACAAACAAGACTAATATGAAAAAAACAACATCTATAAAGAAAATATTATGCTTTTTAGGAATACACAAATTAGTATATTATCAAAAAGGACTACATACATCTATAATAGGTTGTACAAGATGCAACAAAACATATTTAGTAGGAGATGTAGAAATATATAATTGTGATTTTGAATTAAAACTAACAAGTAAAAACAAACAAGATTAATAACAACTAAAAACAAATAACAAATGAAAATACAGCCAAACAAAAAACTAAATAAGTTAAGCAAATTCGATTTAGAATATGTTTTTAATTCAGCATTTCCAAAAATACCTAAAGAGGTAGATGAAATTATCATAGCTCACGAAGAAGATTATGTGTTAATAACTAAATTGGGTTGTACTTTAGTTCTATTTAGCGATTATAGTATTGAGGTGTTTTCAAACATTATGCCTATTAGGGAAATTAATTTAGTTAATATAACAAACTCTCTAATTGATGTTAGAGCATTAAAAATCGAAAAAAATGAAAAGTAAAGTAAATACTGAATACAAAAAGTGTAGTCATTGCGGAAGTGAAAACATGGTGTCTGATTACCACTATAAGAGTGAAGAACTTTATGAGAGTTGCGATGTTTGCGGATTTTACTATTCCAAAATATTATTAAATAATATTGAGGATGGTAACTACCCTAATGATTGGAAACCTGAATATAAAGAAACGAAAGGGCTAACTGGATTTGTATTTAAGATTTTCAGTTTTGATTTAGAGGGTTTTTCAGTATGCTTTTGTGAAAAAAAGGATTTAGAAGCACTTATAGATAGTTTAGAGAATGACGAATCAGTAGATTTTTTTGGAGTTACATTTAAAGGTAAAAACGGATGTTACAAAACACAAATATTTAAACAATGAGAATAGTATCAGAAATTATTAAAACAAACAGGTTGAAAAAAGGAATTTCAACAAAAGAATTTTCAAAGTATTTAGGAATATCTGAATCTATGCTTTCGAGAATAGAGGCAGGAAATAGAAAAATTAGTTCTAATAAGCTAAATAAAGTAGCTAAATTTCTTGAACTCCCTGAAAGAGAAATTAAAGTTCATTATTTAATTGATGACATAAAGAATAAATTTTCAAATGATAGTAATTTTAAAGAAGCAATTAAAAGATTAAGCCATGAACACAACTGAACTACTTAATAAAATAAATTACAATCCAAAACTTGTAGAAGAAATTATGAATTTCTTTGAGGGTAAGCATAGAATAAAAACATCTTTTGAAAAGTTTTGTAATAAACACTACATAGATGTTAGTCCTTCTATATTGTTTGATTTTTTTGATAGCATAAATATAAAAATAGCAATTTTACCTTTAAATAATACTGACTTTTGGACTTGTAGAATTTTTACTACCAATGGTATTATAATTCTAAATGATTTCTACAATAGAAAAGATGCAATATTAGGCGGATTAGATAGAGCTTTATACATATATAGTAATGGATTTGAATTTTAATATGAAAACAAAAGATATATTATTGGCAATACAAGAATTTGAAAAAATTGATGATTTAATATGTTTCAAAGAAGAAATAAAATCCTTTAATGGTAAATCTCTTAGTATTAATAACCAAGTTTATTTACTTGATAATATAGAGGAATTGAAAAGATTATATATTAATGAAGTTTGCGAAAAAAGGAAATATACAAAAGATAAGATTGAAAACATTAAAATTTTTGAATATAGAGTTGAAGATTTTATAGATATTTTATATTCCCACCTCATCAGCGAAAATCTAATAAGCATAATTTCTAATGCTATTATAAGCGATATTACAACAAAAATTTTTAATGATATTATAAAAGAAAAAATAAACAATAAATAAAAAACAAATGGAACAATTAGAACAACAATTAAATGAAAAAATGCTACAAATAGCAAAAGATTACATTCAGAGAAGAAATGATAAACCTTTTGAGCAATACGAGGAGGCAAATTATCTTAATGAAAAATACCTTTCAGTAAAAAATGAATTTGAAAAGGAAGGCGATTTTTATATAATCTTAAATGAGTGCATAAAAGTAGTTTTAGGAAAAACAAAAAAAAATACAATATGAAAATTAAAAAAAGAAAAATTAAAAACCCTTGTACTATTTGTGGTAAAGAAGTTCGTTGGGGAATTGATGGATGCCCTATTGTTGAAAAAGGCAAAGATTTTGAAACTTTATTGGGTGGAGTAAAAGGTATGAAGCATTATGAGTGCAAATAAAATTTTTAACATAACGGTTTGCAAATAGGCAATCGTTTTAATGTTGCTTATTTGCTGTTAGCACCAATACGGATTATTAACAACAAAAATTAAATAAGATGAAAGAATTTAAAAAAGAAAATTTAGAATTTTACTTACCTGATACATTTAAAGGATTAAGTAAAGATTATTTACTTGAATGTATCTTCAATGATGAGATACAGAAAAAATGGAATCCTGATGTTGGAGATATTATTATTGGTTGCACTGGCAATATTTTTGTAATTGGGGTTAAAGAAACATTACATGAAAGTATTGGTGGGGCGAGATATTATTTTGGTGGTGGCTCTTGTAATAGAGATGGTGGTAATATATTAGACAGCACATTTTGTTATACCGCAAATGAATCAGGTAAGTTTTATCACACATTAAAAGGTGAAATTCAAAATATTTATCATTCGTGTATTAGAGATTTTAGATACGTTCCTTATCCACACGAAAGGTAGTATTGGTGCTAACGGTTTGCGTATAAAAAATCGTTTTAATGTTTTTTATACGCTGTTATATTTAGTTTTTTAAAACTTTTACAAATGAAAAATATAGAAGAAGCAATACAACTTAACTCAATAGATGAAATTGAGGAAGAAATAAGACAACGAAAGGAATTAAGAGCAACGATGGTTGGTCAATTATATCCAAGAATATTAACTGACGAGATTTATAAACTCAATGAAAAGTTGTGGAATATAAGACACTCAAAAGTTTTAAAAACTTGAATATAACCGCTAACAGATATATGTAGTTTTAACACAATATTTAATAATATGGAAGAAAGTAAAAATTTAGAACAAAATTTGAATAAGAGTAATGAAAAATTACATATATCTAATGTTAGTTGTAGTTTATCATACCAACCAAGTTATGTTGAAACTGTTTGTGAAGGTGTGTTTTTCAGAATTAAAGCACCATTGATATTCAGTGCTGATGTTTTAGCTTATGCTGGTATATTTTCTTTGTTAGACAAAAAACACACCTTTGAATATTATTGCTTAAAATATCTATCTGAAAGATAAATTACAACTAACGGTTTGCGTGTATAAGAAGTGGCGGATTAGAACTCCAAAACTTTCAGCAAACGCAGAACTTAATTAGAATTACAAAACATTAAATAACCAAGAAACCCGCCATTTTTTATACACGCTGTTAGTGGCTGGGCTTTTCACAAATTGAAACAAAATGAACAAAATATTGATATGTGTATTATTGCAAATCGTTCTTTTTATTCCATTTTATTTGATATGGAGAAATGATTGTAAAACGATAGGTAAAGACAACTTGGCTGTTAGCTTACAAGAACGATTTTTGTATTGGCTAATATTTTGTCCAATTTGGTTGGTTGGTGTGTTGGATTAGCCTTGCCACTAACTTACTTCTTTACGCTACAATTAAGGAAATAAAAAGTTATTAACAATTGCATAATTAAATAAAATAATTACTAATTTTGACCACAAATGATACTAAAGTTTAAATACGGTTTTGAATACAATGATTTTCTTTATGGATGGAACAATAAAGAATTATACAGATTGCCCTCTAAGAGTGGCAATAAATCTTATGGATTAAAGAAATTAGATTCTATTGTAGTTGGTAACTCAATTGGATATAGAATTAAACAACAAAAGTTCTCTTTAAAACAACTTAAAGATAGAACGATATTCATAGACAAAGAATATCAAGTTATTAGCGATACAGTTGATATACCTTAAAAAATCACAAACAAACAATAAACCAAAACACAAATCAAAATCACAAACAACATGAAAAGACAAACCACCCTCGCAGAATTGGTAACGGAGTTGAAAGACCAAAATCTGCAAAAAAAAGATTTCGTAGTTCCTGCAAATCTTTTATCAATGGAAAATGGAAAATTAGTAGTGAACAATTATAGTTCAAACGATTCTCTACAAAAGATACTTACAGAAGTAGGTATTCAATCAGAGGATTCCAATAAACTAATTTTAAATTGCTTACCTGTAATTCATCAAAACTTATCAGATAAATGCGATATTCCTCGTAAATACTATAATCGTATTCAAGGACTAAAAGACCAAACACTAATTGATACAAATGTTACTCATTGGTTAAAATCCATGAAAGGAAATGTTTTTTTAAGAACATTTATTGACAAAGATGAACAAAATGGATTCGCAAGAGCATTACTTTCAGATAGATATAACGTAATTGATAACTTTGATGTTTTATTAGCTACACTTGAAGCAGTTAAGAATAGTGGATTAAACTTAAAGATTGAAGATAACGGTTGTGATTTATCAGAATCTAAAATGTATGTAAGATTTGTTGCTCCTGAAATTGAAATTAACGCACCCGATTTATTAAAAAACTACAAAAATCCAAAAGGTAATAGTAATGTAGGTGATGGTATTATTACTGGATTTGTTGTTACTAATAGCGAAATAGGGCAAGGTTCATTTAATATCAGTCCAAGAGCTGTTATATTAAAGTGCCAAAACGGAATGGTATTTAAAAATGATGCCTTTGGTAAAATTCACTTAGGTTCAAAAATGGAACAATATTCTCAAATTGATTGGAGCGAAGAAACTAAAAGAAAAAATTACGAGTTAATTCAGGCGCAAGTAAAAGATGCGGTTAAGAAATTCACAAGCGAAGATTTTTTAGCACAAAAAATAAGTGAATTAAACGAATATGCTGAAATTGAATTAAAACATCCTATTGAAACAGTTAAGAATGTTAGCAAATTATTAAACATTACCGAAGAAAAAGAAAAAAGTATTCTTGACTTCTTTATGAGAGGTGGCGATTTTAGTTACATGGGAGTAAGTCAGGCATTAACATTCTTTGCTCACGAAACAAAAGATGCAGACGAAGCTCACGATTTAGAAACAACAGCTATTGAAATTTTACCAAAAATTAAAGAGTTGGATAAACCCTCTGTTTCAAAATCAGTTAAAACTCAAATGAGTTTAAATTAATAATTTAGGAAATAAAAAAAGGGGGAAATCACGCCCCCTTTCTAAACCAAAGACACTATGTCAAAATAACACTAACGCCACAATAGGCGATACTAAATTATAAATTAAATAAACAATTAATTAATTTTTATATTATACAACTAAATTGTAAAAAATGAACATCAGTCAATCACTACTAAAATCCCTATTAGATTATCGTAATGGAAAAGAATGTGGATTAATATTTAAGGCAAAGTATATAGATGGAAGATACGATTTATTTCCTCCCTCCGATGCACAAAATGTAGGTGCATGGTTTGAATATATGGCTACTGGTAGCATACCTAAAAATGGTATAGTGCCAAAAGCAGAATATATGAAAAGAGGTAAAGATGAAAATGGCAACCCTGAACTTACTGCCGATTATCGCTTAATGAGAGAACATATAGATAATTTCAAAAAGAATATGGAGAGTTACTCATTAGATATTATTACAGCAGGAGAAGATATTAAAGTTTTATATCCTAATTCTTTAGAAGAATATGGAGAAGAAGTTTATTTAACAGGAACTCTTGATGTAAGAGCAAGAGCAAATAAAGATATTTTTGCTAAATACCAAGATACTATCGTTAAGGTAGCTTCAAAAGATGAAGAAGTTATTATTGATATTAAAACGACTGGATTGTTAGACGATAAATGGTCGGAAATGGGCTGGGAGATTAATAATCTATCAAATAAAATTAAACTTGTTACTCAACCTGTTCACTATAAATTTATTGAGTATTTAAAAACAGACAAAGATGTACCTTTTATATTTATGTTGTTCAATTCTAAAAACTCAAAAGATGCAAGAATTATTGATTTTAAAGTTGATAGTTCATCTTTTGAAGAACATAAAGCGTTTATTGAATCGGGAGTTGAAAATATGTTGCATTTGAGAAAATATGGTTTCAAAGCGTTGCCATCACTTGAAAAATGTTCAAAATGTCCTTTGAATACTGATTGTAAGTTTAAAGCAGAAATTTCGCCAATAACTATATTTTATTTTGCTCATCAGGTTTAATATATTATGTTTGTATCGCACAATTCAACTAAAATGAAATTACAAAAAAAATATTTAAAAAAAACCTTTAAGCAAGTAGGAATCCTCTATTTTTAGTTGATTGTGCAACCTACTTGCGAGAAGGGATTTTTAATCATGGAAACATCATTAATTATTGAAATTTCATCTTTGCCTTGTATAGATGATAAAAGAGGGCGTTATAGAACAATAGAATTATATCCAAAAATTAGTGGAATTTATAAAATAACATCTCCTAATGGCTCTATTTATATTGGTTTATCAAATGATATTTATTATAGGATTTATAGTTGTTATAAGAAATTAAGATGTAAGGCTCAACATAAAATATATAATTCTTTAATTAAATATGGTATTGATAATCATAAATTTGAAATTATTCATATTGTTGAAAATTTTGAAGAATATGAGAAAATTAAAATTTTAAGAAAATTAGAAATAGCTTATATACAAAAATATAATTCATTTTATGGAAATAATAATTTTGGAATGAATTTAACAAAAGGAGGCGAAATAATTGAATTAACAGATGAAACTAAAAAAATAATGAATGATAAGAAAAAAGGTAGGATTGTTTCCCAAGAAACAAGAGAAAAGTTAAGGAAAATAAATTTAGGTAAAAAATTATCACAAGAACATAAAGATAAAATTAGTATATCTCATAAAGGAAAAATTGTTTCAGAATTAACAAAAAAAAGATTAAGTGAATCTCACAAAGGAGAAAAACATAGTTTTGAACGAATACAAAAAAAAATTGGAAGTAAACAAAATCCTGAAACAATAAAAAAAAGAATTGATAAGATTAGCGGTATTAATCATTGGACAAAAAAATATGGCGGTCATTCAGAGCAAACAAAGATAAAAATAAGTATATCACTCAAAGAAAGGCATAAAAAAATGTCTAATAAGAATGAAAAAAACACTAATTAAAAGAAAAAAATTAAGTAAGAGTTTAAGAATAAAAATATTTGAGAGGGATAATTATGAATGTCAGTTGTGCTATGACAATTTAATAGATAAAAAAGATTTAAGAGTAATAGACCATAAAATACCTCTTTCAAAAGGAGGCAGTAACTCAATATCAAATCTTTGGCTACTTTGTAATGATTGTGATAAAAGAAAGAAAAATAAATTGTTTCCTGAATTGATGAAACAATACATAAAGGGTAAGTTAAATTATCTTTCTAATTTAAGATTTAATGGAAATCGTTATAATAAGTGAATATGAAAATTTACCTTACATAGTTAAAAGCGAGAATGGAGAAATATATCAGTTAAGTTATTATGATACTAAAAAAAGAATTAAAAAATACAAAATATTAATACCTAAAGAGCATAACGGAAGTATGTATTATAGAATTAATAGTGAGAGATATTCAGATTATAGATTAAAAACAATTGAGATTAAAGTTTATAAAAGAATTAACCTAAATAAAATAAAAAAATGAAACCATTAAAAATCAAAGGAGTTAAATTAAAAAAAGGAGAAGAATTATTACATTATTATCCTTTTTGTTATTGCATAGCAAAATCTACTGAAAGTAGTGCTTTATTTGTAATACCTCCACAAAATAAAGGAACTGTTGCAGATAATGGTTATTTAAGCGTTTGTTTTGATTATAAATTATGTAAAGATGTAAAAGTAGGAGATTGGTGCGAAGTAGGTTATATAAGTGATTATAGTAAAGGAGAAAATAAAGTGCTTAAAATATTAAAATCTAAAAAAAATAAATAATATGAATAAAAAAATTAATATTATAGGAATCATTATTTTTTTATTTTCTCTTTCATATTTAACAATATACACTATGATTATTGATTTATATTATGGTATATCTATGGGATTAATTTCAATTTTATTTATAATAATTATATTAAAAAGTAAAAAAAAGAAAAATGAATAAGTATGGAAAATAAAAATACTTTCTATGGGATTGAAATATTTAAAAACTAAAAAAAATAAAAATAAATAAAAACAAACAAAATGAAAACAACAAAAACAAAAACAAAAATGAAAACAACAAAAAAAATGGAACACAAAAATTTGAATACAAAAGAAACCGCCAATAGCGATTTAGGTGCTGTTAGCGGTAGTTTGAGGGAACAATCTCTTGAATGGTTTTTCGCAAAAAGTGAAATTGAGAAACACGATTTAAAAGACAAACACTTTCCAAACACACCAATACAGCATAGTAGGCAATGGGGATTTCATTTCACTTTTGGTCAAATTGAGGAAATGTATGTTAAAGAACGGTAACAAATTACCGCTAACGGTTTGCAAATATATTTCAGTTGCGGTAAAAATAATAATAACTTAATTAAATAAATAAAAAAAATGGAAAACACAAAAAAAGCATACAAAGAAATATTTAAAGTCTTAAATAAATATAAAGATGTTATTGTTATTGATATTAAAACATTAGAGGAAAAATCAAAACTCCATTTATTTGGATTAGAATTAAAAGAAGTTTACGGACTTGAAATCAATGAGAAACGTATCAATAATATGCAATATCAGGAATTAAAAGACAACGTATATCTAACTTTTATTGATAGCGAAACGAGAACTATAAGCTGGGAAGATAATGGCAAAAAACCAAAAGGAGAAAGTTTGATTAAGTTTAGTTATCCAACAGGAGCTTACATTTTTGGTGGAGATTATCCTACTGATTTTTTCCAAAAGTTTTTTTTAGAATTGAAATCATTTAATCCCGATTATTGCGATAGCGCCAATAAAAGCCTGTATTTTAAATTGGAAAATGCAAAAGAAATATTTAATAGTTATGATTCAATAATAAAAAAATATTACGAATTAAACAAAGAAGATATTAAACAAAGACAGATTTTAAAAATGAAAGCCGATTTAGAAAAATTAGAAGCAAGTAAGTAACGCACCCACAGGCGGGGAGGGTTTTAAAACTTGTACCTAACGGTTTGTGTATAAAAAATCGTTTTAATGTTTTTTATACGCTGTTATAACCAGTAGGGATTATTAAGTACAAATGCTCATTCGGAGAAGTAAACAAAAAATTAAAACAAAAAAAGTGTAGGGAATAATTAATCAATTAAATAATAAAAAATGACAACAGAAAAACAATTTGGCGACTTATCACATTTTGCAAAAAGAGATGTAGAACTTTTTAGAAGTTCAGACCAAAACGAAACCGCTATCTATTTTACGGAATTAGAAGATAAGCAAAGAGAAACTGCGAAAGCGTTTTTTGAAATACTGCGATTTGGCTTGGATGGTGGCGACCATCAAATATATGTTCGTTTCCCAAATACTGACCATTTTGTAGAAATGATTGGTGGTGGATTTGGTTCAGGTAGAGGGTATATGAAAGTAGCTGATGGTAAAAATGTTTGGGAGGATAAAAACAAAGCACCATTTAGAATCTATTCACATAATAAGGATTTACTTTTCATAATTGGTAGAACTGATTGGACTGGAGAATTTAATTTTATGACAAAAGTTGCAAGTTATGATAAAGGAAATCCATTCAATCATCCTTATCCTAATGAAACATTTGTGAATTTCAAAGAGATTGAAAAAGCACTTTCAATGAAATATTTAAAGATACCTGAAAGTATAAGAAAGATTGAATATTGCTACAAAACTAAAGATACAACACCAAAATATTTTGTAGTGGATTATCCAGCTTACAATTTCAAATATGACAACCATAGATTTTTTGTGATTGAAAATGAACATATAAAAGAATTTGGGATTAAAAACTTTGTAAGATACAAAGATGGTGGAACAACTATCATTACTGTAACCGATGAAAACGGAATTGAACACAAATTCTTTTCACCAACATCATTGCCTGAAAAAACGCTTTGTGAAAAGTGGGATAAAACTGAATTGATAGAAGCAAGTGAAACTGAAAAGCAAAAACTTACAGAACTTTTGAATTTGAATGTAGAACCAAATATAGTTGACAAAGAATAATCATTTAGTCATTTGTGTGTGGATTTTTTTGTTTTAATTTTTTGAACGATAAAGTTAATTCGGAGCAGTCCACACCTATTGGTTATAACTTATTTATTTGCGCTACAATTAAGGAAATAAAAAGTTATTAACAATAGTATAATTATGTAAAATAATTACTAATTTTGACCACAATACAGAAAATAAGAAGCACGAGAAATAAAAACAAACAAAATGAAAACAACAAAAACAAAATAAAAAATGAAAACAAAAATGAAAACAAAAATTGTAACATTAGCAATCGCATTAGTATTAATTTTAACATCATGCGGAACACTTGTAGAGCCTAACTATGGTGGTGTATTAATGCAAAATTATGGAAAGAATGGTAAATCAGATTTTACCGAAGTTCAGGGGAGGGTATCAACTTGGGGTATGGGAACGGAATTGTATCAAGTGCCTATGTGGGAGCAAAGAGGACAAGTAGATGATACATTACATTTAATTTCTGCCGATAATAACGAAATTGAAGCATACCCTAAATATTCATATCAGGTAAACAAAGGTCGTTTAGTTGATGTAGTATTTGATAATAGACAATTAGGAAAGGGAAAAGAATTTTTATCATCTGTTGAAAGTAATTCTTTAGAACCAAGAATTTATGATATTATAAAAGAAGAAAGCCGTAAATATATTACTGATACCCTTATGTCTATTGGTGGTGCTTTAAAGTTTGAAAAGGATTGTGAGGCATTAGTTAGAAAAGCATTTGAAGATAAAGGTTTCAAACTATTAACTTTTGTCGCTCAACTTAAATATTCCGATAAAGTTCGAGAAAAGATTGACCAAAGATTAGAGGTTAATACAAACATATCGGTTATTGACCAACAAATAGCAGAACAAAAGAAAAAGAATGAATTGGAAAAGTTAAGAACAGAGTTTATTCTTATTCAAAATCAGGCATTAACACAAGCATACCTACAAAACAAATGGCTTGACAAATGGGATGGTAAGTTAAGCACTTATAGTTCAAATGGTAATATGCCTATTCCAATGATTAATGCAAATCAAAAATAAAATCATAATGAAAAAAATATTTAAAATAGCCATAATCTTTTGTGTTATGGCTTTATGTTCCTGCGATTGCGAAGAACATAAATATAGAATAATATCAAATGGGGATGTTTATTTCTCAAATGAATACAAAAAAGAAGGCGACTGCATAAAGTTTACCAATTACGACAATGGTAAACTAACAATATGCGGTAACTATTCAATAGTAGAAACAATTTCAACACAATAACAATGAAAAATACAAAAAAACAAAAAACAAACTATCCATTGTATTATAAATACATAGGGGTTACAACAACAGAGGGTTTTACTAAAGATAGAATTTATAAAATTATAAATCGAGAACATTTAGAAACACCTTGCAATTTCATAGATGATTATGGCAAAAAAAATGGACATTCAGGCAATAATCATAAATATTTTAAACCATCAACATTAAAAGCATTTATGCAACAAGAATCTTTAAATAAAAAAACAAGTATGAAAACAACAAAAAAAACATTAGTAAATACAGATACTAATGGAGCAAAGAAAAACGTAAAAGATATTCAGTTTTTCGGAGATGGCGATACTTTTAAATTAATTAGCAAAGCATCATCTGTTAAAGAAGGTTGGATGAAATCAACCAAAGCAATGCAAATTGATACTGTTGGTTGTGTTGTTCAGGTTACTACACAGCAAGGTAATAATATTGCCGAAGCAGTTACTTTCGTTCCTAATGTAAAAATAAAGGAAACAAAAGATAAAGAGGGTAAAGTTATTTCAAGAAAACTAATAGCAATATATAATATTTAAAACAATGGAACACAAAATTTTAAACACAGGAGATTATCTGATAATAGTAGATGACTCAGAGATTAAAGAAGGTGATTGGATTAAACCAAACGCTTATAACACAATTATTAAAGCAACAAAAGTTCATACAACAGAATTTGTTCGAAGTGGTGTATTAAATGATTGTAAAAAAATCATAGCACACTTACCACTCAACAACTCACCAATACTTGAAGGTGTAATTCTTTTACCACCACTTGAAGATGAGGTTGATAAATTTGAATCCTTTTTAGATAGAGAAATAGAATTAGGATTAAATACAAAAGAAACTATTGATAGAATAAAATGGTATTATCAACAATATTTCAAATCCAAACAGAAAAATTACACAGAGGAGGATTTGATGAAGGCGATTGATATGGCAAGAGAATACACTCCAGATGTAGTTGGATTTACAAAAGATGAAATCATACAATCCCTTAATCAACCCAAGATGCCTGTTAAGTTTGTGTGCGAGATGAAAAAAGATTATAGAAAAAATGATGATGGTGAACCAATAGGTTTACCTGTGCATGAAACTTATAAACCTAAAACAACAACCAACTCACAAGGTATTATTCAATGGGTAGGGGAATATATTTATTAAACAACTAAAAACAAATAAATATGAAAAAACAAACAGCAGTAGAATGGTTCATTGAGCAATTAACTAAAAATCCTCTACCTCAAAGTAAAGATGAATTTATAGATGGAGATTTAGTAGATATTATAAATAAAGCCAAAGAAATGGAAAAGCAGCAGATTATTGATGCTATTGTGGATACTCAAAAAGAGTATATTATCCAAGCAAGTTGTTATCCACCACAATTTATTCTTGACAAAGCTTTTAATTATTATAAAGAAACATTTAAACAAGATTAATAACTAAAAATAAACAAAATGGAAAAAGATGAAATGAAGTGTTTAAGTTGCAATAAAGTAATTAAAGCACGAAACTTAAAAAGACATAGTAAGGTAAAACTACACTTGAAAAATGTAGAAAAGAAAGTTAATATTATGAAAGAGTATTCATACGAACAGGTTTGCTCACATACAGATAAGTATTTTGTGGGCGGAGTTTTTGGTGGGTATTGGTGTCCAAAATGTAATAGAAATGTAGATAGTGAAATTAAACAAGATTAATAACAACTAAAAACAAATAAAAATGGAAACTAAAAAACAATCAGCAGTAGAATTTGCAGTGGAACAATTAGAAAAATTTATCCCTGAAGGTAATCAAATAGCTATTGATGCTATTTTAGAAAAAGCCAAAGCAATGGAAAAACAACAAATTATGGGTCGAAAATATACAGAAAGACAACTTGATGATGCTATTAGTTACGGTATAAATAATGGCAGAAAAGGTGATGTTACTATAACAGATATAGATAATTTTATCAACTCACTAAACAAACAAGACTAATAACAACTAAAAACTAAAAACAAACAAGATTAATAAATAACAAAATAACATGAAAAACAACAAAAAACAAACAGAATGTCCTATGAATGAGAACGTATATGAAAATTGTGCAATAGGTAACAATTATAATGTAGATGGAACAAATTTTGAAATTCCTGAAGTATGGAATCCAACTTTTCAGTTAAGATGGAATAGAAAATTTATTCGCCAAACTTATCTTAACACATTAGAGCAACTTTGGATTAATAGTAATACAGGTAGTGCAGAATGGAGAGATATACCACAAGTAGAAAATTAATTAAAAAATAAAAAAAATGATTCAAAAATTTAGAAAAAAGCCAGTAGTAATTGAGGCAATTCAATTTACAAGACATAATTGGCAAGAAGTAAAACAGTTTACAAATAATACAGCTCGTGATTTAGTAAATATGACAAAAATTGAAGATAATTGGACTTGTATTATTCCAACTCTTGAGGGTGAACATATAGCAACGGAGGGAGATTGGATTATCAAAGGAGTTAATAATGAATTTTATCCCTGTAAACCTGATATTTTTGAAAAAACTTACGAATTAGCATAATACAAAAAATCAAACTAATAAGAATGGAAGATAAATTATTTGAAACCGACTACACAAAAGAATTTTACAAGATTGAAATTACTGTTTGTGAAAATGGAAATCTTTTTGGAGTAACGCAAATTGATAAAAACCATAAAATAACTTATGATTCAGTTATCGGAACTCTTGAAATTGTAAAAAACAATTATATCCAAAAACAAAGCGAGGAGAATAGAAAATTATATAATAAAACAAAAAAAGTAAAAAAATAAATGGAGGCAGCAACAATTTGGACACCAAGCACAATAAAAGAGTGGCTGGAAGAAAGAATAGAATTTACAAATACAATTTTAAATTTAGCAGAAGTGATAGACGACAACCAAAAGGCACAAATGGTTTCTGATTTTACTCTTGCTAATCAAAACTTTACTTATTGCTTAAAACTATACGATGAAAGAAGTAATGATGAGAATTTACGTTTATTCAAAAATTTGGCATTAAAATTACTTTTTGATATTTCTTACGAATTTGATAAGCAAGAAAATAAATGTGTTACTATTCATGGAATTACTTTTCCAACCAATGAAAAGTCAGATTCTTTACCGCAGAGATTTTGGGATAATCAAAAAAGTGGAGAGATGCTTTAAGTAATATTTATAATCAAATTATTTCACTATAATAAAAAATAAAAAATGGAATTAAAAATTTTCAAAATCGTAATTTTTTTAGCGTTATTTATTTTCGCTATTAACTTATCAATTAAAATATTCAACACTTATGATGCTTGGCTTGGTATAGGTATGGGCATAGTGAGTTTTGGTTTTATAATTGTAATCATTAAGCAAATTGGAAAACTATTTTAATATGAAAGAATTAATTACAATAGCCTTATTTTTATCAAGCATTATAGTTGGCGCACAAACTCCATTAGAAGATAGATACGATGTGTTTGATAGCATTTCTAATGATGGAATTGAATTTATACCTAAATACGAAGGAGCATTTGTTGATTCTGAAAACAGGAGTGATACAATTGTTGTTTATCCTTACATTTGTTACTATGAGTTTGAAGGATTTAAAATCGAAGGGATTTGGTTTCATTTTTTAAATAAGTTTGAGAAAGTTAAAAATGCTGATTTTGTTTTTGAAAAAGAAACAATCTCTTTACATACTTGCAAATCTCAAAATCAAACTAAATTTAATAAAAAATATATCATGTCAGCAAAAAGCAAGGTTAAGCCAAATGCTTTTTTAACGCCATTATACATGATTAACTTTAATAGTAAAACTTATATTCCTGTAAATAATTGCGATGTCTATTTTATATATATGCTTAATGTAATTGAAGATTTAAAGTCTAACTGGTTAAAATAGGGAATTAAAAAACAAAAAAACAACTAAAAAACTAAAAAAAATGACACTATTAAGCGAACAATTTAACGAAAAACCAACAGTAAACTATGATTTAAAAGTAAACTCTGTTGAAGTTTTTGAGGCAGACACAAGAGCAAACATTGACATTCAGGTTAGCACAGCAAAAAAATACAAGAGGCATTTACCAACAGTTCTTGAAAATATATTATTTCTTGCAACCCAAGACAAAGAAACAGCAGAAAATTGTTTCTATGCTTTAAAAAGAGATGGCAAAGTAATTCGTGGAGCAAGTATAAGATTAGCCGAAATTATTTCTAATTGCTATGGTAATTTGAGAGCAAGTGCAAGAATTATTGCTAATGATGGAAAGTTAGTAACTGCACAAGGACTTTGCTGGGATTTAGAAAACAATGTAGCATATTCGGTAGAAGTTAGAAGAAAGATAACCAATAAAGATGGAAAACCTTTTAGTGAGGATATGCAAGTCGTTACATCAAATGCAGCTTGTGCTATTGCTATTCGTAATGCAGTATTCAAGTGTATTCCTTTAGCTTTAACCAGTAGAGTTCAGGATAAGATTAAGCAAGTAATGATGGGAGAGGAAAAAGATTTTTCTACTATTAGAAAAAATGCAGTTGATTATTTTGAAAAACAAGGAGTTGGTGTAAAAAATATACTTGCTTTATTTGAGAAAAAATCAGTAGAAGAACTAACGAGAGAAGATGTTTTTGATTTAAGAGGTATAGCAACAGCGATAAAAGATGGCGATACTACTATTGAACAAGCATTTTCAGTAGCTCCAAAATCAAATCCATTCGGTAAGGCATCAAAGATTTTATCTATTCCACAAGATGAAAAAGAAGAAGAAATTTTAGTGGTAAAAGAAGAACAAGTTAAAATTGAATTAGATGATAATACCAAATGAGGATTTTCTTTCTGAAAACAAATCTGAATATCAGGAATACGAAAAATTAAATGCTTATCAAAAGAAATGTTTGAGTGCAACAAACTATTGGCGAGTTATGAGTGGTTTAAAAGAAATTAAAGTTCCTGCCGAAGATGTTGATTATTACAAATATTTTAACAGAAGTTGTTTTGATAAATACAATAAAAAGGTAAAGTATGCCAAATTCGTTTGAAAAATACCTATCAATTGAAGATTTAGAACATATTCGGGTAGTTAATTACATAAAAGACAAACTACCCGAAATTGTTGCATTTCATGTTCCCAATGAGGGAAAGAAGTCGCCTTTTGAACGCTATAAACATAGTTTGATGGGCGCACTAAAAGGTTGCCCTGACTTTGCTTTTATGTTTCCTAAATACAAATCTTTAGATTCAAAAGAAATACTTTATCATGGATTTTTTATTGAATTAAAAGCTCCCGAACATAGCAAAGTTGTTTTAAAAGGCAAAGATGCAGGTAAATTAGTTAAAAGAAAAGGTAAGTTAAGTCCTGAACAAAAGGAAGTTTTGGATAAACTGACTAATATAGGTTATTATTCGGTTTGTTGTTTTGGTTCGGAGGATGCTATAAAAGTAATCAATGAATACTTTGCTGAATATTTAGAGTTGAAAAAAAAATTAAGGTTAAAAGAAATTTTTAAAAATAAAATTGATTAATATTGCTAAAAGTAAAAATGGAAATTTTTAGATTAAACCACGATGAAATTCCCGAAGAATATTTTGTAATTCGAGTAGATAATTCATACCAATACCTACATTTTGAAAATAATAGTTTCTTTTTTAAAGAAAGATTTCATGGCTGCTTTGTTACTTCAAATGAAATAGCTGATGAAATAATAAATCATATAAAAGATATTTCAGAAAGTAAACAGAAAATAAAAAAAGTGAAATTTAATAATGCTTATAAAAAGCATGGTATTTTAGAGAAACAAGTTTTTTACAATTAAAATTTATTTAAAATGATTAGAGTAACTAAACCCGAAAAGTGGAAAGATACTTTCTTTCTTAATCTGAAACCTATTGAAAAATTAGTTTTCATTTACATTTACGAAAACTGCGATGATGCAGGTTTTTTTGATATTAACTTTAGTAGAATGACAACTGATATAGGAATTGATAATAAAACTATATCTGAATCATTAAACAAGTTAGAGAAAACATACTTAACCAGTGTTGATGCTGATAGGATTTGGTTAAAGAAATTTTTATTACACCAAAATAGATTACCATTAGATTTATCTTCGACAGAGGGTAACTTTATAAAGTTTCAAATTGAAAGTAATATCATTAAATTCAATAATCCAAAAGATTTTCAAGATATTCTAAATAACATTAAAAAGAAAACAACAAAAGTTAAATCAGAATTTATAAAACCATCTATTGAACAAGTTGTAGAAAGTTTTAGAGCAGGAGAATGGTCTTTTGTTCCTGAATATGAAATTGTTTCTATTTTTGATTATTACGAAAGTGTTGGTTGGAAAGTAGGAAAAAAACCTATGGCTGATTGGAAAAAAGCATTTATAGGTTGTTTTAGGAGAGGTATGAGTAAAAATAAATACAAACAAAATGACAACAAGTCAGCACCAAGCAAAATGGATATGATTATTAAAGGAAATGAAAAGATTAATGGATTTGACTTTAACACCTTATTACAAAAGGAAAAGCCCTAAATTAATAGGGCTAATCTGAATAAAAATACAAACTAATTGAAACATGAAAATCGTTGCTAATTTATGGAAAACAATCAAATAATCCAAACAGAAAACACAAATATTCAAATAAAAACTTTAGATAATACTTTAGTTTATGGAGATTTAACATTAAACGACATTAAGAATAGTTCAATTTCCAAAGCTAATAAGGAAATTATTATATCTAAATTTGGAGAAAAGCAAATAAAACATTTAGACCCAAACTATGCAGGAGAGAAATTAAAAACTGCTATTAACCTTACAATATTTGAATCAGGATTTAAAGTAGATAATATTTCTGAACTTATACTAATGATTATTAAAGATATATTTACAGATTTCAGTCATCTTACTATTTCGGAGTGTAGTATAGCTTTTAGGAATGGAGTAAGAGGTTTGTTAGGTGATTTTATGGGTTTATCGGTTAGGACTTTTTACAATTGGTTAATTACATATAATGAAACAATAAAAGCCGAAGCGATAAAACAACTTCAATATATCAGAAAAGAAAAAGTAATAACCGATGAAGATAAAGAAAGAATAAAATGGGAATGGTTAAATACTTTTATTAAAGATTTTGAATTATATAAAAAAGAAGGAGTTATTGAGCAATTAGATTTTAATAATGGTTTTTATGAATATTGCGTAAAAACTGGAATAGGATATTTGACTATTAAAGAAAAACTTGAAATTAAAGAGTTAGCTAAAAAAAGAATATTAAGTGCTAATAATGTTTTAAACGCAAAAAATTCAGATGAAAGGAAATCTTTTAAATCAATAGTAAGTTCGATAGCCAATAATACATATAATAAAACTGCTGAAATTCAAATTGTTTCAGAATCTAAAAGAATTGCTCTTAAAATAATTTACGATAAATTAATTGAAAAGGAAATTGATTTACGAAAAGCTGTAATTGAATACGAAGAAAAAGAAAAGGCGAATTAATTTCGCCTTATTTTTTTTTGTTACCTAATCCTTTCCAAAATTTGCACCAAGCATCGTAATCTACATCACCTCTTACCCAAGAGCAAATACCTGCTTTTCTCAATGGCTGAACATAATAATATTTACAATTACCACAAAATACATTAGGGTATGGAGTTGGGTCTGCATACTTTGAATCTTTTTTACTCATTTTGTAAGGTGGAGTTCCTTTGCCATCTCCTAACACAAACCATAAGAAAGGATTTTTGCTCATATATTCCTCTCCCATTTTTCTGTAAGCATCCCAAGCTGTTTTAATCCATTCGGGAGCATTTTTTAAAGCATCTGTATAATCCATTTTACTTTATTTTACTTTTTTCTATTTCGTTTTTTAAATGTTTTCTTTGTTTCATTGTTAAATCAATCAAAAGCAAAGTTGATACAATTGTTAAAACAATAGATGCTATTGCTAAACCTCTTTCCCCTTTAAACCCTTGACCTGTATAATTTTGCATAGGACTTCTGTTAATTGTCATTTTATTTTCTATTAATGTTATTTGCTTTTTAATAAGTTGCTTAAAATTTCGTGCGCTTTATCATCAACAAGTTGTTTCCAATCTTCCTGACCTGTTTTTATTTGATTTCTTATATTGGTAGCAGAAATATTTGCTATTTCTCCGCTAACTTTAATTTCTTTTACTTCATATCCTACACCACGCCCATAATTTACAGAAGCTATATCAGGAATGATAATTACTTTAACTAATTCATTACCCTCATATATTTTTTCCCAAATACTTTTAACTTCTTCGGCTGTCAATGGATTACTTTCGTCTGTTGCTACATCACGAATAGCTATCATAATTGGCAAACCTTTGTTAAGGTATTCATTGAAAATTGTTTGGTGTCCTTTGTGTGGGCTTTGGTATCTACCAATAAATAAATTATATTTCATAGTGTTTTAGTTTTTGTAAATATAATTATTTTTTATTAATTACCTGACTACCAATATATCCTGCACCCAATCCTATTGCAAAATTAACCCACATCTTTTCATACCACTTCTTTTTTGGCTCATAAACATAACCACTTATATTTGAAGTTACTATGTATGGATTTGAGTTATTTACATCAACAACTAATTTATTTTTTAATTTTAAAAACCCCTCTCTTTTTTCTCCAATAACAATTTTTGATTCATTAGGTATTTTTAAACTATCTATTGTTAAACCAGTATTTGAAACTTTAGTATAAAATTGAAAATCTTTATTAATCTTATTTGCTGAAAACGGTTTAAAGTCGCAAGGTATAATTCTATCAAACGGAACTACTATTTCTTTTATTATTGTAGTTTCCCTTAAAGTTACAGCACCATTTATAACTTTAAATTGTTTTATCCAATCCATTAATGTATCATTTGTTGCAAGTAAAGTTCTCATTTGTTTTTGAGAATTTAATGATAACGCTCTATTTGTGTTTATTTCAAGACCAAGTTTTGTTTTATAAACTTGCGCTTCTGTTTTATAATTTGAAATATCATCAATCAAATCATCTACCTTTTTTTGATTACAACCCTCTCTGAATAATAAAACTATAAGAATTATTATTATAAAAAAAGAATATATTTTATTTAAGTCAAATCTCATTTCAATTATTTTTAACTCTACTTGCGTACATATTCATTAATGACTTGAACAAACTTTGAGTTTGATAACCTGCTAAAACGGCAGTAGCTTTATTGATAGGGAATATGTCTTTTAAACTGCTATCTGTTAATACAACTAAAATAACAGGTATCATAATTAAACTTGCAACTATTGTATATATGTTCTTTTTAACATGACTTTTTAGTTTAAAGTCGGGAGTTTGATTTAAGTCAGCAACCTTTAATAGAATGTGAATAGCCATTCCTGCGTAAGCAAGTAACCAATGTATTAAATCTATTCCTAAAAAAATTTTGTCCATTTTGTTTATTTGTTTTGTTTTATAATATAAGGGGGATATATTCTAACTATACCACCATCACTATTTTTATAACATAAAGTATCACTATCAAAACTTATACTATCCGTATTCCAAATAGCATATTTCAAACCAACTTTTGTATCAACCCAACCTGAAATTTGATATTTATAATCTCCTTCTTTACAAAAGTTTAATGTCAAAGTTAAAAAACAAAGCGTTAGTATTTTAATTAAATTATACACTTCAAGATATTAGTGAACTACCCACCCACGCCACAGGCGATGGGATGGGCTTCAAGGGTTAACGCTCCAACTAACGTTGGCAACTTACCTTGATTTTTCCTATCCGTTCCAGATAAGATATTTTTTAATGCAAATGATTTAATATTTATGGCAGCATTCAAATCCCTCGAAACTACTTCACCGCACTTCGGACAAGTCCATTCTCTATCTTTTAGAGTTAGGTCTTTGTTTGTGTATCCACAGTTTGCGTGTAGTTTGCTTGATGGCTCAAATCTGCCAATTTTTAGAATGTTTTTACCGTGCCATTCTGCTTTGTATTCTAACATAGTTACAAAAGTTGACCACCCTGCATCACTTATTGATTGTGCAAGTTTGTGGTTCTTTACCATATTAGAAACTGCTAAATCTTCTATTGCTAAACTATCGTGGTTCTTGATTAGTTCGCTTGAAGTTTTATGTAAGAAGTCTTTTCTTTGGTTAGCTACTTTTTCGTGTAGTATAGCCAACTTATGTTTTGTTCTTTTTCCTTTGTGCTTTGAGTATTTTCGTTGCACATACTTTAATTTACTTTGTGCTTTACGAACGAATTTAGGATTATCAAATTCCTGTCCATCAGATGCAACAAGGTATGTTTTAATTCCTAAATCTATTCCAACGGTTGTGCTTTCTTTAATCGGTGCTTTTGGTTTAATTGCTTCACCAGTTTCACAAAGTATAGAAACAAAATATTTACCTGTTGGAGTTCTGCTAATTGTGGCTTGCCTTATTTCTCCTTTGATTTGTCGGTGCAGAACAATATCAATTCCTTTTTTAAATTTAGGAATAACAAGTTTACCATCTTCTAAAGATACATTTTGTGGTATATTGAAACTACCACCGTTTGATTTCTTTTTAAAATTAGGGAAACTGTTTTGTCCTTTAAAAAAAGCTGTATATGCTTTGTCTAAGTTAGTAATTGATTGTTGTAAGGATTGGCTGTTTATTTCTTTAAGCCATTCACATTCAGTTTTAAGGTCTTTTAATTGGCTATGTAAGGCAAAGCAACTTAAATTAACTTTATTTCCAGCCCAAGCCATCTGTTTACATTCTAAGGCTAAATTAAACACAAAACGACTTGCTCCAATATGCTTATTCAGCAAAATGGATTGTTCCTTTGTAGGAGATAAACGATATTTAAAAGCCTTTAGCATCAATTATAAATATGTACAAATATACAAAAGTTTAAAGAAACAACAACATTTATTTAAAATAATTATCAACATTTAATAGATAAGGTCGCTTTCATCCCACCCACGCTAAAAAGCGATGAGTGGGCTTTTGCTCCCATTCTGTAAAGAATAATATTTTTTAGTTAGAGTAATACGTTCAGCAAGTCCGTTCACTCCTCCATTAATCTTTTTAGTTACTGCCGTAATTGTTGCATCATCAATTCCTTTATCACAAATACTCCATAAACCATTTTTATCAAAAAAGTAAAATGCTGATTCAAATGCAAATTCAGTCGCAACTAAATCAGGATTCGCCATAATTTCAGGCTTATTCAAAAACTTTGAAAATGCTTCAAAATTTGATTTCCCAGTAAGCTGCAATGCTCCTCTACCTCTAAATTTGAAACCTTCTCCACTTGCTTCATCTCCATTACCCATTCGACTTGCGTAAACTCTATTAGCTATTCTTTCAGGTTTCCTTTCATATCCCTGCGCTTCAGTTAAAGTTTTAAAATATTTAGGGAATGTTTTTAGTAAACCTTGTGCTGAATAATTTAAGTTTTCAGAAAAAACTTTGAAATGACCAGTTTCGTGAGAAGTCTGTCCAAAAAAATGCGCTGCCCTTATTGGCGACATTTTATAAAAATTCATTGCTGCTTTTAGAGTTCCTACTCCCAAAACCCCATCGGCTATTGTGCCAATTTTTGTTTGTAGAATTTTTAAACTCATTTTTTCTCGTTTTTAATCACAACAAAATACTTTGGTGCTTTTGCCAAATCTATTTTACCATCAGAAGTTAAAGGAACTTTTGTCATTGTAACAGAATTTCCTACATTACCTCCTATTGTTTCCGCTATACCATTCTTAATTCCAACAACAATATCCGTATGAGAACTAAAAGAACCTGTCGTATCATAATTAACTCCACTTTGTCTTGCAAAACCAACTAAATCACCAACTTGCAATTTTACCTCATTAGGCTTATATCCTTTGAATGGTTTATCATTATTTAATTTTCTATTCTTAATACTATCAACAATATAAGTTGAATGAGATGGCGAATATTTCCAATCGCTACCTGCACCCGATTTTTTCATAAGATAAGAAATGAAAGCTGCACTCCACGCTTCATCAGTCATTTGTCTATCAGACCAATTTTTTACTCCTGCACCCTCTCTCCAATATTCTCTTAATCTTTCCATTGTTGATGGGTCGCCCTCTTTTATTTGACCATTTTTCCAATAGTTCCATTCTGAAATGGCTGTATCTTTTAGTTTATTTACAAAATCTGAAATCATTTGATAGCCCTCCGATAATTTACTTTTAATTGATTTTCTATATATAACAATTAATGTTATGGCAGTTATACCTAACATTCCTGCTATAATCCATTTTTCTTTATTTGTTAGTGCCTTCATTTAGTTTTTTTGTTTCTAAATAGTTTTTTGCATTATAATACAAGGTACAACCACCTATGACAACAAGCGATAAACTTAACCATGTAGGTAAAACTTTTCTATATTGTATTCCTCCATATATTAAAATAGGTGCAATAACGTAAACATCAATAAGTCGGATATTCTGACTTTTTTGCATTTCTTTTACAGTTGTCTGTATTTGTTCTTTAATTTCCATCATAAAGTATTATCAATGCTCTTTCCTATTTCTTTATAAATTGGCAAATTTGAATGAGGGTCTTTTACTGAACCGATTGCAGGATTTATAATTTTAACTCCCTCGTTTTCAAATTTTTTATAATAGGCATTAACTTTTGTTTCGGTTACATCTTTGTTTCCTCCCCAACCCCAAGAACCTTTTACTACAAAAAGTTTTGAATTAGGAAAAACTCTTTTTAGTTCATTAACTAAGCCATTAATATCTTCGTTAGCATTAAAACCACCATTTGTTCCTATGTTAATTACAACATTTTTAATGTCTTTTGTGATTGGATATTTAGATACAGCATCTTTTAACCACTTCAAACCCATGCCACCTTTCCACAAAACATTTTCGCTACCAACACTCCCAAGCATTTGAACTTTACTTGATTGTTTTTTTATGAATGGTGTTTGGCTATCTCCAATTATAATACTTCTTCCGCTAACTAATTCATCTTTATTTTCTTCTTTATCAGTTATTGATTTATCTTTCGTTACAAAATAATAGATTGCACCTCCAATAACTAAAATTGATGCGCCTATACCTAAACCTATTAATAATTGTTTAGTATTATCTTTCATTTTAATTTTATAGTTTTTGATTTAATGAGATAAAAACCTAAACCAGTTAAGCCAACTAATATTATTACAATAGGCATCCAATTTCTTTTTGTAAATTGAGCTGTTTCTATTACTATATCTTTAAATTTTTTTTTAGCTTCTTCTATTGAGTAAGGAAAATAATCAAGTGAAAACACAGGATTTGATAGTGCTTTCATTGTATAATCTTTTGGAGTTCTAATACCTGCATTTGCTCTTTGAACATTTTCAGGAAATACATAGTTAGGATTACTAACTGATACAGGATAAAATATAGTCATAAACAATTGTCCTTGCGTAAAGCTATCAGGTACTTTGCCATTTACTAATACTTTTCTTAAACCTCTACTCAAAAAGCCATCTACATATTCCATTTGCTCCTTGAAAGACATTTTTCTTAATTTATCAGTTCCAACAGCATCACTACCATCGGCTTTTGCATAATACATAGTTTTACCTCCAATCTTTGTCATAAATTGAATTAAACCAGTTGCACCTATGCTATTTGTTATTTCGGGATTGAAAGTTCCTGCCGATTCGTGTCGGAATAAGTTGATTAACCACTCAAAAGGCAAACCATACTTATCGGCTACATCTGAAACTTTTTGTAAATCTGTTTTTGTTACGTTGTAAATGGGATAACCTCCATACTTATAACCTTGCTTTATTCGGTTTTGTATGTAGTCGTATGCTTTATTTATAGATTCTTGCCTATTATAAACACTCACTTTTACTATTATTTATAACCTTCGTCTTTTAATTTTCTTAAAGATAGACGATTTACTTTAATTGACAAAGAAAAAGCATAAACACTTAATCCAAAAATTAAAACCCCCATAGTAAAACCTATAATTTTACCTGCCTTGCCTCCATTTTGCTTAACTTGTTGTATTGCTATTTCGGGTGTCATTATTATTTTCTTTTACCGTTCATTTCAATAAGAATTTTCATCATTTCCTCTTGGCTTTTTCTTATTTCTTTAATATCACTATTCAGATTGTCTATCTGCTCTTTATTTGAAGTCGTGTAAATTCCTGTTTCCGAAAGATTAATCTTTATTTCAGAAACATCTTTTTTTAGTTCTTTTATATCGTTTGCTGTTTCTGTTTTGTTCTCATTTAATTCCGATATGTTATTAACAGTATTGTAATAAAAACTATAAGATGTTAAAAATGCTCCTATTATTGTTACTACTAATGCGCCAAGAATTGTTTTGATAAGATGATTCTGTAATGATTTAAAAGTCAATCTTTCATCAATTTCAACGGATTTGCTCATATTGTAAAGTTTTTTTTTTCAAAAATAATTAAAAAAAACTATTGTATTATAATTTTTAAACTTTACGTTTTTTTTGTAAAATCAAAAATAGTCGAAAGCATCATAAAACCATTTGAAGTTTGCTTTTACGTTTGATGAGATTGCAGTACCCAATAACTCATCGTAATCTTTTTTTAATGGTTGTATGTTTGGTTTAATTGTATGGTCGCCATATATTCCAAAATCTGAAATTCTATCATTTTCAACGGTCATCTGCTTTATATTATTGTAATCTAATTCACAATAAGGTTCATCTATAAACTCATAAACTTTTTTCATTGTTTCTTCGGGCTTCTTACTAAATTCCTCTGCACGAATAACAAGCATATTCTTTATTGTTTTAGTTTGAATGGCATTGAATATCCTTTTTAGTGCTATTCCGAGTGGGGGGTCGCTTAACCAATGATTAACTCTTTGTTCAATTGTTATAAATTGTTGTTGCGAAGGATTATCCCTGATGTCTAATATAGATGGATTTTCTCTCCACTTTTTTTCAAAAGATGATAATACTGAACGAATATCCCTTACCATAACTATAATTTTAGCATCAGGATTTATTTCCCATAAAAAAGGTGCGTAATGAACCCAACCTCTGCTTTTATCCAAGTAAATTTCAGCATCCTCTTTTTGTTTGCACATATATTCAGCATAGCCTTTCATTCCCTCTCTACAAAAGTTTAAAAAACTTTCGTGCATAATATCTTCGGTTAATGCTGATTTGACTTCGGGAGTTGAAGAATAGTTGCCACGACTTGAATAAATGTATTCCAATAGGGGTGAAGTTTCACCTCCAACTATTCTTGGATTATTAGCAAGGGTGTTGCACATAAGAGTTGTCATCGCTCTTGGCAAACCAGTAGTATATATTATTTTTTTCATAGTGTTTGATTTTTATTGATTCTTTGGTTTATGAAAATAGAAAAGTTTGCCACTAATTTAGTAGCAAACCTTTTTATTTAATTTTTTACTTTGCAGGTGCAGGTTCAGCATCATGCAAAGTTTTAAACTCTGCTTTTAAAGCATCTAACTTTGCACTATCAACATCAGCAAATTTTACAGAAAAACTACCCTCTTTTTCTTTTGATAAATAAGATACTTTATGTGAATCAAAGATATTAATTGCATGATAATCTTTATCCTGAACATCAGCAGGTTTTTTAGATTTAATGTCATCTACTACCGCTTGTAATTTTGTAAATTTACTTTTATCTGTTTTGTAATTTACATCTTTGGAGATAATTTGTGCTTCTCCGTAACTGAAAATGTGAATTGTACTCATTTTGTTTTTTTATTTTTATTATTTATTTTAATTGTTACTGAACAATATTTTTTAATCCTTGATTGGATAATGAATCTAATATTCTTTCTGTGCTGAACAATTTAGTTCCCTCTTTGAAAGGACATTGGTATATGTTTCCTGAAATATCATAAGGTTCAAGAAAACTATCTCCTAATACATCAATTTCATCCTCTACTTCGGTAACAATATTATCGTGAATAGGATAACCTAAAATTTCAGGACTATTTCTTACCCACAATACAGTTGATGGCTTATCTAAAGCACAAGCAATATGTTGGCAAACAGAATCTATTAATAATCTTTTATCAGAAAATTTCACTAAAATCATTAATTCTCTTAAATTCCCTTTAAATTGCTCAACATTAGGTAAAGCAAGTTGGTCATCTCTGCGAACTTGTATAATTCTATGTGTATTTCTAAATTTATCTACCACTTCGTTTGCAGTTCCATAAGGCATATCTCTCATCCAAGAAAATTTAATATCTTGAACAGCACCACCATTACTCTGAACTAAAAAGTATGGTTGATTAAATAAACCATATTTGTTAATGCAATAATCTATTTCTCTTTGGTTGAAATAAACTTGTGGTCTTTCGCCATCGTATTTAACTCCAACAAGTGAACACCAAATATCAATTAAATGTTTCTTTTTAAGAATATAGTCATTTGTTGAATATGGCTCTAATCCGAAAATTTTAATGTTTTCTCTATCTTTTACAAAATCTAAATAGAAATTTTCAGTATTGCCAAACGTATAAATTCTATAAACATCAGGATTATACATCCAAATTTCTTTATAGGCAGTTACAACAATAATTTTAGCTTTTTCGTTTGATTTTTTAAGTGCATTTACGACTGCTGTGGCTAATACGTTTTTACCTGCACCTCCGTTTATTGTGAAAACATAGATTTGCTCATCTTTATTTAACATAGTTGTATGGTTTTAAGATACAAATATAATGTTTTTTTTAGGTTTAAAATATACTAACAATTCATTAGTTATTTTTTAATATATCTTATTTAATACAAAAATATCACTATAAATTGAGTTTCCTACATTCGCTGAACCCCATTGTGCAGTTACATCTAAAGTATTAGGAATGGTAGTATCAAATGTAGTGTTATTAATAGTATAAAATCCATAACCCTCTTGTGTTCCACTTGCTAATTTAAGAATGTGCATATTACCAAAAGTAACTATTGATGCTACTCCTGCTCCTCCAATAGTTCTTATTGTAAAATTTATATTTAACTGCCAAACTTGGTTTGTAATGTTAGGCATTACTAATGGATTAGATTGAGCCAATACTGTGCTTCCTGCCTTAACTCTAATTGTAAGTGTTTCATTATTTTGTGCGGACATTAATCCTCCAAATATTGCAACAAAACTATCTGCTACTGAAAATCCATTTGCAGGTACAGACAAAGTTCCAACTCCGCCATTTATTAAAGTTCCCTCTGTCGTTGTTGCTGTTATTGGGGTGCTATCTGATGTTTGCGCAAACAAACCATAATTCGTTGCAGGTATTGGAGGCGGTATAATACCCCCTTGTAAAGTCCATGTATTTGATGAAGTTTTAATTAGTTCACACATACAATATTGAGATGCTAAACTCAATATGCCTGACTGACTATTTATTGTAACTCCTAAACTTGCTAAAATAGATGTTTGTCCTACTCCTGATTGTAAAACATATATTCTTGTGCCAATTAGAAAATCAACCGAACTATCATTGGGTATAGTAACTGTATTGGCAGTTGCTAAATCCATAATAATTAATTTTGATGGGTCGAAAATACCAAGAACATAATTACTTATTTGATTATTTATATGTAGATTTTGAGTTTCGTTAAACTCTATTCCATTAAATATTGGCATTTTTTATAATAAATTTTATATTGATTTTGTCATATTAGGGTCGCCAACTAAATATTTAGGTACTGAATATGTCATTTGATTTTGAACACTTGGGTCATTTTTAGCAATTCCATTAGGGGATTGATTATTATATCTTGTACCTCTCGCATTAGTAGAACTCTTTTTTGTATTAGTGAGCATCAATAATTGTTGAGGTCTTGATAATGTGCAATTATTTACATTAACAAACTTTGCTATTTTCTCAAAATTATCAGTAAACGCTATTGTATAATTAGTTGTTGATGTTGAAGAAATAATTGTTTGCAATTCAGGTGAGCCATTAAAAAACTCATTCATTGTTATAGTGTTACCTGCTGTTATAACTACATCATCAAAGTTTATTTTATTGCAATTAACAAATGTTGAATTACCTGTTATGTTTAAAGTTGAGTTTTTTGTATTTACTTTACCATTTCTATATGTAAAAGTATTTGCTCCAGCAAAATAAACATTTCCACTTAATGTTAAAACACCACTTGTATTTATTGTAAAATTTGCACTTATTGATTGATTTGCAACAGTTTGATTTGTAGTCCATGTTCCTGAGCCTACATAATATATTTGCACTGTTCCACCAAAAGGTGCTAACAAATTTGAATTACCTATTCTAATATTTCTTGAAATATATAAATTTGCACTATTCATTGTCGTACCTGTACCAGCGGTAAAAGCATTAGTTAATAAATCATTTGTGTAAATATTAGTATTATTAAAATTAAGATTAAATGCGTTACCATTACTCGGTTGTGGTTGTAAAACATTACAGATTATAGAGCCATTTCCTGCATAAGTAGTTGTTGAAGCAACACCTCCATTAGTTAAAGAAAAAGTGTTTAAAATACTTAAATCACTTGTTAATGTAAATGTTCTTGCTGTTCCACCACTACTTGTTAATGCAATATTATACCATGACATACCTGCTGTATCTAAATTTACTGAAAACCAAGTATTTGTATTGCTTAATAAAATATTAAGAGTGTTTGAATTTGTAGAAGAATCAACTGTTCCTGAAATATAAGTTATTGTATTTACGGAGTAATAAATATTAGCACCTAAAGTTAAAGTTCCTGATGTGTTTATATTTATGTTTTTTAATATGTATCCAGCAGCAGTATGATTCCAAGTTCCTGTTCCCGTAAAGTTTATTATAGATGAACCAACAATACTTGGAGTAGTTGTAACTAATAATCCACCTACATTTATATCACTATTATTGATTGTCATGCTTGTACCACCTCCTGATAATGTTAAAGTTCCTGATAATGTAAAATTGTTTGTTAATGTAAATGTTGGGTTAGTTCCACTAAAAGTTGCATTATTCCAAACTATACCATCTGTAACAAATGTTGTACTTGCATTTGAATTTAATCTTGAATTATTAGTTGTAGTATCAACAGTTCCTCCTGATGCTACAAATGTTAATGTTCTTGTTCGATAATAAACATTAGCACCAATAGTTAAAACTCCACTTGTTTTATCTATTATAAGGTTATTTGATAAATATTGAGTTGATGAATGTGTCCAAGATTGGCTTCCTGTACCATTAATTCTAATAGTGGAAGTGCCTGTGGTTTCACCATTATTTGCTATTAGTAAGTTTCCTGACACATTTATATTAAATAAACCATTTATAGTACAAGCTCCACCACCTGAACTTGTGGTAAAATTCCCCCCAACATTAAAATCACTATTTAAAGTTATGGTAGGTGTACCAGCAGTAATTGAAACATTACCCCATGTCATACCACTTGTATTAAATGTGCAAGTATTTCCAGCAATATCTAAAGTAGAACCTGAAGTGTTTACTGTTCCATTTAGATAAGTTAAAGTTTTACCACCTGTTAAATAACCATAAGTAACAGTACCACTTATAGTAATAGTTCCTAATGTATCTATTGTTAAATTATTAACTATTCTTCCAACTTGACCAACTGTTCTTGACCATGTTCCTGTACCACTCATAGTGATTAAAGTTGTACCATCAATAACACCATTAGCAGTTATATTTATATTTCCTGTTATAAAAATAGTGTTTGAATTAAATATGTGAGTACCTGTGTTGGTTAATGAATAATTGGTAATTGTAATGTTGTTTGGCAATGTAGTTGTGCCTCCACCAGCAGATGTACCTGTTATTAAACTACCTGTTGGATTAAATAAATTTCCTCCTGTTGAAAAACCTAAAGTGCTTGAATTGTTAATTGTTAATATACCTATTATATTCCAATCACTTGTTAAAGTTATGGTAGTAGCAACACTTGAACTAAAAGTTACATTATTCCAATTTATACCATTGGTATTAAGAGTGGTTGAAGCTGATATATTTAAAGTAGAACTTCCTGCATTTACAGTTCCTCCACTTGCAACATAAGTTAATGTTCCTGTATTATAAGTTAATGTTCCTGATAAATTAAGAACACCACTTGATTTATCTATTGTTAAGTTATTTCTAATCTGATGATTACCACTTGCCGTTAATGTTTGGGTAGCTGTACCAGTTATTTTTATAGCAGCACTACCTGTATAAGTGCCATTATTGAAAATAGTAATATTTCCAAATGCTTGAACTTCTTGTGTAGGGTCAAAAACATTATTTCTTGTTATTACAGGACTTGTAGTAGAAGATAATGTTAATAAAGCATTTATTTTAAAAGTATCTAATAAATTAACTTGTGGTGATGTAGCACCAATAGTTATTGGTATATCCCAATTTGTATTTGCTGTTGTTATACTTTGTGTTGTTGTACCACCTATAATTATCCCACCTGTTCCTGCATAACTAAAAACTGATGCGCTTCTTGTTAGATTTCCAGTTATTGTAAGATTAGCACTAAAAGTTATAGTGTTTGTGTAACCACTAAAATTTATATCAACACATTGACGAGAGTTTGAAACTGTAACTTGCCCTGATGTTCCATTTAAAATAACACTATCAGTAGTTAAAGGCGCAACACCCCCTACCCAAGTAGAGCCATCATTCCAATTACCACCACCTGCTGCTGCTGTAATAGTAGCCATAACTTATAATTTATTAATAATCTCCTGCAAAAGCACAAGCATCAATGTTATCTGCTATTGTTGCCCAATTAGTAGAAGTAACTGAAATTTTTTCTCCTGTCTTTAAAATTATTGGTTGGTCGAAAGTGTAAATAGCAGTTGCTCCTAAGTTAGTTGCGGATTTTAATGTTCCAGCAGGAAATAAAACTTGTCCTATAAGTCGTATTGTTGCTCCTGTTGTTAAGAACATATTTACTCTTGTCGCAGTTGAGGCAGTTGTTGAAGCACCAGAGTTATTAAACCTGATGCCATCTACTCTTGCGCCATTTGCACCTGCTGTTACTACATCAACAAGTGTTCCTCCTCCGCTATTATCACTATTAGCGGCTGCTATTCTCGCAGGTGTAAAATTACCTTGAAGGATAAATATGGGTGTGGTGTTTACTGGCATCGATTAAATTATTTGAGGGGGTTTGTTTTCGTTTTGATAATCTATTAGTTCTTGTTCGCTAAACTCTTTTACAGTTATAGCAACATTATTGTTCTGCACTATTCTATTTATGTGTATTCCTTGAATACCAATAGGAGTTGCAGCTCCTTTAATTTCATAAGAGTAATACACTCCATCATCTCCCATATAGTCGCAAAGATATACAACTTCATCAGGTAATGGAACACTCTCAATTATATGCCCATCAGGCGCAGGATATGTCATCATTTTTTATGTATTTTTTATTTTTAAAATTCAAATATAATTATAGTAATTGAATAAATTAACAGCAGGTGGAGCATAATTTTCAAATTTATTATCCACATATTCCTTTACTGCATTTTGTGTAGGATATAGAGTATTACTATTTCCTAAATTAATATCTGTTGATTTATTAGCAACATTTTCAGGGGTAAACCCTAAAGCATTTTGTTTTTCATTAAAAGTATTCCAATCAGTTGAAGATAAATAACCATCAGTCGTGTTATTTGATTGTGAAATACTAATATCGGGAGTATCACCCCCACTTGAAGATAAAGGTTCAGTTGCAGTAACATCAGTAACAGTTCCGCTTCCTCCTCCACCTCCTAATACTAACCAATTTGTGCCATTTGAATAATAATATTCTCCATTCCAATAAACAATTCGCTTGGTATTAGAACTTGCAGGGCTTTGCGTTATATCCAAAGTATCAGCCTTTAGATTAACCACTTGGTTACTCTGCAAATCTACATTAACAAAAAATTTTCTTTCAGACATTATTATTTATTTAACACAAATATATAAAAAACGAAAAAAACTAAATCAATTTAATAATTAAGTTTTTTTTTTAAAATATCCCCTCTATATTTCAAGAGGGGATTATTTAATTTTTATTTAGAAACACCTACACTTACAGATGCAGGAGGAGCAATGTTAGATTTTAATATAATTGTATTAACATTATAAAGTTCAACTGCAAATTCTACTAAATTACCTGAAACATAAGCAGATACTTTTGGAGAAGCAGATTCAATGTTATGAGCTACTTGTAAAGAGTAATAACCTTTTACAGCATCATAAGTCCAATCAGTATCAGCAAATGTTCCACTAAATACAGCGTTACCTAATTGAGTATCTACATAGTTCTTAGTAGCAGCATCTTGAGCAGATGTTGGTTCAGGTAAGTTGTTAATAGTATTAGTATTTTGGAAGTCTAAGTTAGAAACAACATTTATAGTATCACTAACGTCTATACTGGAAAGTAAATTTGTATGAACTTCATTTCCTTTTATTTGTTCTGCATTATAAATAACATTATTACCCATGTCAATATTACCTGACATAGTACCACCTGCTAAGTCTAATTTAAGAGCAAGACCAGCATCCGCATAATCTTCTGCATTTCCCTGAGCAAGTGCAGCAGTGTCATCTACATATTTTTTAGGAGTTGCATCAGCTACATTGATAGGAGTAGGTAAATTAGTAATAGCATTACCATTAGCATCTAATGAATCTACTAAAGATGCTGATGTTAATCCTACGCTACTAATGTTATTTCCATTAGCATTGATACTATTGTTCAAAGATATATCTTGACCAGCTATACCACTTAAACTTGCAGCAGCTATATCATTAACATTACTAATATCATAACCTCCCATGTCAATACTACCCGACATAGTACCACCTGCTAAATCTAACTTAGTAGCAGCTAAACCATCTGTATAAGAATTAGCATTTGATTGTGCAGCATCAGCTTTTGCAGTAGCATCAGCAGAAGCAGTTGCTTCAGCATTTGATTGTGCAGTTGAAGCAGCAGTATCTACATAAATCTTACTGGCAGCATCATTATCAGCAATTGGGTTTGCTAAATCCGTTACAGAATTACCACCCATCTCAATATTGCCCGACATAGTACCACCTGCTAAATCTAACTTAGTAGCAAGACCAGTGTCAGTGTAACTATTAGCATTTGATTCTGCTGTATTAGCAGCATTTGTAGCAAATGTTTCAGCATTACTTTGAGCTGTGTTAGCAGCAGTTGTAGCAAAACTTTCAGCATTTGATTGTGCAGCATCAGCTTTTGCAGTAGCATCAGCAGAAGCATTTGCCTCAGCATTTGATTGTGCAGTTGAAGCAGCATTATCTACATAATCTTTGTTAGCTGCATCACCTCCGTTTACTGGAGCAGGTAAATTAGTAATAGCATTACTATTAGCATCTAAAGCATTTGCTAATTTAGCATCATGAATAGGTGAAGCATTAGTATATATATCTCCACCTTCATTTACTGTTAAACCATTAGTATTAACACCACCAGCAATAAAAGAATTAACATTACTAATATCATTACCATCCATATCAAGACTGCCACTCATTACTTGACTGCCATTTCTTGATAATTTATCATCTGTTAAACCACTAATTGAATTATTAATGTCAGCAAGTTGAGAAGAAGCAGCAAAAGTAGCAGGAGTTAATACAACTGCACCACCTTCTGTTCCAGCATCAACCTCAGCTTGTGTAGCTAATCTTACAATACCATCTACTGAATCAGTAGCAATAACTACATTACCTTGAATAATTAACCAATCACCAATAGAAGCACCAGCAGCATCAACTTTAGCAATTAAAGAATCACCAACTTGAACTGATTCTCCTAAGAAAGAACCTGCTGTTTCTACAACCCAAAAGAAACCTTTTAAAGCTGAACCATCTGTAATGTCTGGAGTGTTTGTTGACGCATCATAACCTGTTTGTAAAATCAAACCACCTGTTACTGCTGAAATATCAGACAAGTCAGCTACTTGTTGAACACTTGAACCATTATAGTATTCTAATCTTGTTCCATTGTACTGAAATGAACCACCTTTGGTCATATCAGAGTTCGAACCAATCGTTGCGTTGTTTAACGCATTGCCTTGTAGATTAATATCTACAAAAAACTTTTTGTCTACTGCCATTTTTTTTTGTTTTTTATTTTTTTTATTTATATTCCCTCACCATGAGGAAAATGTTTTTTTATTTTAAATCAGTTACAATACACATATCCCGTTATTGCTGAATTAAATTCAACTTTAACAGTATTATTATTTAACCAAGTTATATTACCAATTATCTCTTGAAAATCATTATCTACAATCTGAACCGCACATCTTTTATCTAAATTATGATTTACCACCCAACTACTTGCATTTGTAATTTGTTGATATACAAAATTTTTATCATTTCCTCCACCACCACCTGATGTAGTGTAAGTGAAATTTGCGTTCCACAAGGTATCTGAAATAGGTTTTACAGTAACATTTCCATTATTTTGATTTATAACCAAATTAGAAATGTTATTAGAAAAAATTTCACCTGAATTTGTGCTAATAGTTATATTATTAACAGATGCGTTATTTGATATATCTGTAACGGTTAAATTGAATATGCTACCGCCTAAATTAAATCCTGACCTCGAATTAAAGTTTATAATATCGCTTATTTTAGGGAGTATTAGATTAATAGCACCCGAAGATGTATCACATAATATATTGACATCCGAAACAGATACATTTTGTGTACCTGCGTTTACTATTCGTGAATAAGGAAAAGTCATTATTCTAAACTACTTTCAACAAAGTTAAGATAAAAAAAAATTGATTTTATAACTTTATCCTATACGATAATTTAGTAAATATTGACAACAATACTACTCGAAATTGTAATAGTTGAAAAGTGCATCAGAAGTGGAATTTCCTCCACCACCTGCCGTAATACCTCCTTGTAAAGTCCAAGTATCAGCAGCTATTTTTATTAACTCACACATAGCGTATTGAGCAATTAAATCTAAAACACCGCCTTGACTATTTATTGTAACTCCAACTCCACCATTTATAGAAGTTTGACCTGCACCTGCTTGGAGAACATATACTCTTGTTCCTAATAGAAAATCTACTGTCGCATCATTTGGAATAGTAACCGTATTTGCACTACCTACATTCATTATAATCAAAGTAGAAGTATCAGTTTTTTGCAAAACATAACTTGCTACTTGATTATTAAGTTTTAAATTCTCGGTTTGTAAAAATTCTAAAGACATTTTTTATTTTTTAAATTACCAAGCGACTTCTTCAAAATAAACACTTGCTACAATTCTAAAAGTTGAGCCATTTGCTGTTGTTGGAGCAACCATTGTTAATTGTAAATCATTACTTCCACCAACTGCGTAAGTTAAATCAGATGTACTCATAGTTGCATCTGATTGATTTGCAACTCTTGTTTGTACGCCACTTATACTTGAAGTTCCACCAACACGTTTAAAGAAAAATGTATCAGTTGCATATTTAACATCTCCAACAATAACTGTACCTGTACCAACTGATGTTGCAACCATAACCCACTTAACCATTACGTTCCAAGCTCTATTATTTCCGTTTGGTAAAATTGTTTGAGAAGTACCATCAAGATATAATATAGATGTTCCTGCTGAATTTAATGTAGCTAATTTTCTTGCAATAACTTTTGAAGATTGAGCATCACCAACAGATGCGAAAAATCCACTTGAATAAGCGTTTTGAGAATATAAATAAGAGTAACCACCGTAGCCACCACTAATTGTAGAATAAGTACACGAAGCTGTGTTTAGATAACCACCACCTATTGTAGAAGTACAACCCGATGAATTATTGCAATAACCTCCACTTATTGTTGAATAATTGCCTGATGCTGTATTAAAATATCCAGCTCCAATGAATGAACCAATACCCGATGCGTTATTATTATATCCACCGCTTATAGTCGAATACTGTTGTGTTGTCAAATTTTGAAATCCACCTCCAATAGTTGAATATTTACCTGCATTACAAATTGTTGGTGCTACTGAAAAACAATTATTTGTGCTATCCCAAGTACCTCCTGTCGTATTATTTCCAACGCCACCTGATACTGTTGCTCCTACGGAATAACATCCACTTGTTGAATTACAAATATTATTACATTGACCACCTCCAACAAAAGAATAGAAACCTTGTACTAAATTCGCATAACCTCCACTAATTGTTGAAATAATCCCTGATGCTGTATTACAAATACCACCCGATATAGTGCTTATCTCACCCGAAGCCACGTTATTTGCTCCGCCACCTATTGTACCGCAAGAGCAACTCGCTGTATTTCCATTACCACCCGATATTGTCGTGTTTGCTGCCGATGCTATATTACCTTCACCGCCACCTATAACACTTGCAATTCCTGAAACTGTATTGCCATAACCACCACTAATAGTCGAACGATAAATAGTAACCGAATTAGCTGAACCTCCACCTATCGTTGATGTATAACAAGAAATTATATTGTTATAACCACCCGAAATTGTAGAAAATGCTGCTATATTTGATACGCCACCATCTACACAATTTGCATAACCACCCGATATTGTATTAGATGATGTACTACATTGAATAAGGTTTTTATATCCCCCCGAAACTGTATTGTTCCCTACAATATATGTTTTTCCACCAGTATAAGGAGTTGAATTAGTACATATACAATTTTGATAACCACCGCCTATAACATTAGGTAAACAAGCAACTATTTCACAATATGGAGTTGCTGCACATATTTTATTTTGAAAACCACCAAAAATTGAAGAGTATTTATAATCTATAAGATTTGAATCCCCTCCTCCTATTGAAGAATATAAACCCGATGCAGTATTTTGACGACCTCCGTTAATTGTTGAGTAATTTGCTGACGCTGAATTATTACGACCACCTGCAATGTTTGAATAATTACCCGATGAAGTATTTGCGAATCCACCTGCAACTGTTGAAAAACAAGCACTTGAAATATTCCCACTTCCACCACCTATGGTAGCATAATTAGCGGATGAAGTATTACAATATCCACCACTTATGGTAGTGTAATTACAACTTGAATTATTATTTCGACCACCACTTATTGAAGAATATACACCCGATGCTGTATTCCCACATCCTCCACCTATTGTAGCATAGTTTTGATTTGAAGTATTATTAGCTCCTCCCCCTACATTAGCAAATAAACTTGATGCTGTGTTAAAACAGCCACCACTAATTGTAGTATAAGGTTTAGTTGCTGAATTAGAATAACCTCCACTAACGATTGTATAATCACAACTTGATATATTGTTATATCCGCCACTAATAGTTGAGTAAACACCTGATGCAGTATTTCCACGACCTCCGCCAATGGTTGATAGATTACATGATGCTATATTATTATATCCTCCACTAACTGTTGTATAATCACAAGATGCAGTGTTACCTCTACCGCCACTTACAGTTGAGGAATAGTTTGATGATGTATTCTGATACCCTCCTCCAACGCTTGAATAATTACCCGATGCAGTATTATTAACTCCTAAAGCTGTTGAATAAATTCCCGAAGAACTATTACTATTCCCACAACGATATGAACTACCTGAACCTGCTCCAAGCAAAATAACAGCATTTCCACCGCCACCGCCTCCACCCGAAGTTCCTGTCCATCCAAAATTTGAAATTTCCATTTAATAAGTTTTAATAAGTTTAACGAGCAATTATTTCAATAGTTCCGCCAGTCGCATCAATTATAAATTCACTAATGTATTTAGATTGTTCTGAACTTACTGTTACAGGCTCACCAACTACAAGTGGAATTGGAGCTGAACTTATAGCGCCTAAAGGCTTTGTTCCTGAATATGTACCTGCACCTGCTGTTAATTTTAAAGCAACTGCTGTAATACCAAATTCTTCATTTATAGTTAAAGTACCTGCTGATAAAACGTAGGTAAATATTGGTTGTTTCTTATCAAAACTCATTTTTATTTTATTTTTTCATAAAGCGATTAAATATAGTCATCTAAATTTAATGGCTTTACTGGGTTTGTTTCTTTAAATAAATAAAGTAACGGTTCACAATCATCAGTTTTTGTGTAAATTCTTACATTTACTAAAGGTTCAGGTATTGAATTTTTTTTGGAAATAGTATCAATAATTGTATTTAACTTATTTCCTACCATAAAAGCAACTATTGAATTTAAGTTCAATGCTGTTGCGATGTTGGTTTGCTCTAAAATTTCCGAATTTTTCATAATCTCGTATTTAAGATTATCATTTGGTTTAGAAATTTTAATTCTCAATTCCTTCTCGCTGATTTTGTGTTTGCTACTCAATGAACGAATTGCGTTTTTTAGTGTTTCCTTAATCATAGTGTCTAATTTAGTTTGATTTGATTTTTATTTTGATTTTCTTTGGTTTTCACTTGACAAATTTAACAAATTTAATCACATTTTTTAGCGTTTGGATTAGGTGTTAATAATTCTTGCAATGTAACATCTTCCTCAAAAGGTATTTCTTTTAATGAAATTCCTCCTGTTTTTGCTGAAAAATATCCTTTTGTTGTTATTACAAGTTTTTCTTTGTCATAAATTATTGGTGCTATATTGGTTAAACCTGCTCTTAATAAATCTTTTGGATTAAACTCAAAGTCAAGTTTAATTGTAGTAGACGATTTGCTATAAAGCGTTTGTTTTTCTATCTTTTTAATCTTAGTTATAAATAATTTATTTACATAAATATTAAAATTTAGATTTGAGATTTCTATTGTTAAATCACTTTCATTTACAATTTTAAAAAACAAAGTAATTTTTACGTTATCTAATCCTAATGTATGAATGATACCACCCGAAATAGTATAACAAGCATCTTTTAATAAGTTGAATTGATTTTTAAAGTATGCAATTAAACTAATTAAAGCTAAAGATATACCCCCTATTATTAATCCGTTTCTTAATCCTTTATTCATTTTTTAATTTTTTATCGAATGTTGCAAATATCGTGATTTTACATATCATTTTTAATCTGATAAAAGAAATCTTTTACCGAAACTTTTGATAATGGCACTAAATTATCAAATTTATTTCCATTAATCGGCTTAACTTTATTTCTAAATAAATCAAAATTATCAGTTTTTGTTAAAAGTTTTGATTTTTCAAGCTGTTGCTGAACTAAAATCAACTTAACTGACGATTGACCCTGAATAGTAAAGTTTGAAAGAGAAGTATTTGCATCTAAAGTAAAACCCCTATTACCAAAATCAATTTTTGATACTGATGCTTGGAACTGATTAACATTCAAAGACAAAGCAGGGAATTTAGGATAGTAAAAAGCCTTACCATTTGCATCTTTTGTTGTTGCGTATATTACCTGATTTATGTTAGCAATGTTATTTGAATATAACATAAATTGCTTAACATTAACAGGGTTGTATAGTAAATCTCTTACAAAGTCGTTATAATTAAAGCTACCACCTATGTATGTTGTTGTGGTTACAGCAGGGGAAACAAATCCCGATGTATTATTTGAGTTATTAGCAGTATATAAAGTGTTGCTTAAATTGTTATACGCAGAAGCTATTGGGCTACCTGCCATACTTATAGTTGATGCTACTGAATTAGTTATTGCATTTATTTCAACAATCGTATTTGAAAAAAAACAAGCAACATATATTATATTTAATTGAGAATTGTATGACAAATCAAAAGGGGAAGCACCAATAGGTATTGTAGCTATTACTGTATTAGTGTTACAATCTATAACTGAAATATCATTACTGCCATTATTGCTTACATACATACAGTTATTAAATGGGCAATATTGAATATATATAGGTGAAGCACCAACGGGTATTGGTAAACCAACAACCGTATTACTAAAACAATCTATTACATAAACGCCATTCGTTAATGTATCAGGGATATACATAGCGTTATTTGTAGTGTTATATTCTATTCTCAATGAACTTGTAGCTAATGGTATTGTAGATATAATTGTATTTGTATTACAATCTAAAATACCAATAACACTTGATATAAGTTGAGATACTACATAAATAGTATTATTTGTAGTGTTTAAAGCTAAACCATTTGTTCCAAAAAAAGGCAATAAAATTGTGGTAATGTCTAAATTAGTTGCGCAATCAACAACTCTAATTTGATTATTATTAAGATATATATAAATAGTATTGTTAATACTATTATATAATACTTCTTGAGGTATTCCTATTGTTGCGGTAGAAGTAAATATTACTGAATTTGTATTACAATCTATTACGTTAAAATCATTAGAACTTTGATTTATAACATACATAGTATTGTTCGTGGTATTGTAGGCTATATCTAATGGATTAGTTCCAACAGTAATAGGAGTTCCAACAACACTCGGAGGTAAAGTTGGTGCAGGTACGGTTTGAACATTTGTCAAAGTTGTTGTATTAAATAAATCATAACTTACAGGCAAACCAGTAGCATTAACTAAATCAAATTCAGTCAAATAATACTGATTTTGATTTATGCCATACTTTTCTCCCTCTGTTTTATTAATTATACTCATTCGTATATTTTTGAAATTATTTCAAGAAATTTTTTGTTTTCTTCTTCCGTTCTATTTATTAGTGTCTTATAAATTATATCGTAAAAACTTTTAACATCTTCAAATTTCATTTTCTCGATGGTTTCTTTTTTATCAACTAATTTACTTAAATCATAACCAAACTGAATAGGTTGTTCGAGATATTTAATCCCCTCAAAGAACTCATCAAGGTTATTTATGTTTTTGTACCTCTCTCTTAATTCATTTAACTTTTGTTCGTCTTTACTTTTATTTCTTTTATCAATAAAGTATTTTACAGCAAAATATCCTCCGACTAAAATTGTTGGAAGAACAACCCATGCTGTTACTTTTGTTGCCTTACTATTTAAAATATTTTTAAAGTTCATTAAATTAAAATATCTAATAATCCGTTTGTACCTACTAATTTTGTTATATAAGCAGATGGCTCTTTAGGTAAAATTGAAACCAAATCCTCTACACTACCTTTATGATTAATAGTTTTTTTAGCTATTTTACCATAACGACCTGCATTATAAATTACTGCAACTTTATCTAAACGAGGAACTCCGTTTTCAGTAAACTCATCGGCTAATTGCTTAATTATTATACTACCTATCAGAATGTTTAATTCAGGATTAAATAATTCTTTTTTACCAATCCACGTTTTACCTGTACTTTTTTGATTCTTTTTTAGTTTTTCAAGATTTTTCATCTTGCTACCTAAATGCTTTTTCAATATTTCTTCTTCATCGTTGCTTAATCTACCACTTGATTTTTCGTAAACTAAGGCATCTGATGCTGTCGCCAAACCAACCTGCATAATCCCGATGGCATAAACAGTTTCAGCAGTTTCCTTTCCACCTGATTCAATGAAAATGAAACTTTTTATTATTTCATCATTCAATCCAGTAATTTTAGAAATATTATTAATTATTTTACCATACTTAGTTACTATGACATCTTCAATTTTATCCTTAATCAAAGGAATTTGTTTAGCTTCATAGAATTTTAAAGTTGTTGCAGGTATTTTTAATTTTGCCATGATTTTATTCTCTTACAAATTGTATTTTACTTTGTTTTGATTCTGCTGTTACTTTATTTTCATCTATGTTAGGTTCATTTTTTGAAAATTTCTTATAAAGAAAATATCCTCCTACCGCAAGTGCTAAACCACCCACAACATATAAAATAGTTTTTGTTGTATTGTTCATAATTTAAACTAATTGATTACTTAATGTGTTTTTTATTGGATTCGCTAAAGGACTTTTTGTCAAATCTACAACTTCTTTTATAACTTTAAACTCTACTCTCCTATTTTTTTCTCTACCTTCTTCGGTTGAATTATCTGCAATAGGTTTTGTACTACCAAATCCATCTGCTTCAATTCTTGTAGGTTTTATACCTTTATCTTCTAAATATTTCTTAACAGAGTTTGCTCTTGCTTTAGATAGCTTTAAATTATAATCAGCCGAACCTTTATTATCAGTATGACCTTCTAATTTTAAATTCCACTCTTTTTCTCTTAAAACATTTACTATTTCATCTAAAAAAGGAAATGAACTCGGTTTGATAACATCTTTGTTAAATTCAAACTGCAAATTATCATAAGCATCTTTGAAAACTTTTTCAGGACTTAAATTAGGTTTTGGTTTTGGCTTTCTTCTAAATGCTAAATACAACCCAAACGCTAAAGCAACTACTACTGCTCCCCCAATAATTAATTTATTCTTATTATTCATTTTTTACTTTTTAATATAAACAATCCTACCGTTACACCTAATAATAATCCACCTAAACTATACATTATTTTATTCTTTCCAAATCTTTCAGCAACAAAATAAGCTAATATTCCACCGCCTAAACCTGTAATACTTGGTATTGTGTAATTATTTTTTTTATCTCCCTCAATACTTGAAGTTTTTTCAAAATATTGTTTAAAGTTTTCTTTTGCTCCCGAATAAATTTTTTGCTCTTTATTTGTGTTTGCAAATTTAATTACACGAAAACGATATATTATTTGATTTCCCTTTTTAACTTTCTGAATAACATAAATAGCATCTCCCTCATTGAGAACGCCATCAGTATTCCCATTAGGGAGTAAAAGTTCAAGTTTTTTTACAACTTCATAAACTTTTTTCCTCCCTTTACGAATTACTTCATTATCGGAAAAGTTAGAATACATTTTATATTGCAGTTATTACATCAGCCCAATTAACCCAAAATTCAAACATAGCCTTATCGTTTATATCTTTAGGATAAGAAGATATGTTTTTAAATTTTGCTACAATTTTATTTTTTAATGGGTCTTTCTTTAAATCAATTAAAACGCCAACATATTGACCTTGTTCAAAATTGCCTCTACCATCTCCGCCACCTTTAATATAAGGCTTTGTAGTGTATTCTGATGTAAAAGAATTTATTAATTTTTTAGCAATAAATCTTTTATCTTTGTATTTTGATAATTCATTTGGCAAATTAATCTGTTCTGCTAATTTTTTAACATCATCTTTATAAGCAGAGCCAAATTCTTTATAAGCTGCTCTAATTGTTGAGTTATCAGGTTTACCTATTGGGTCTAATTTATCTCCATTAAAACGCCAGTCAGGATAATTTTTATTCATCCATACACGAAAAGCATCTCCTTGTTCTTGGTTAAATCCTGTTGAATCATAAGAAGTTGTTGAAGTTGTTGTAGTTGTTTCATTTGTGCCTTTTCCTTCTTCTTCTTTTTTTGGCTCATTAGTAAGTTTATTTTTATTTCTCATCCACCAAAATACACCACCGCCTATTAATAATGCCGATGCAATTCCAATCCAAATTACTTTTTTGTTCATTTTGCTATATTTTAATAAATTATTCTTGAATTTTTTGCATAGCTTCCTTAAAAGCATAAATCGCAATTAGAGTTGTTAATGCACCAACTGCAATTACACCTGCGCTTTTGCCTTTAACTCCATTGATTAAAGCATTAATTCCACCATAACCAACTACTAAACTTCCTACGATTACAGTTGCATCTGTTACTTTTCCTAAAGTTCTCATTTTGTTTTTATTTTATTTGTTTTTTATTTATTAAAGCGTTATTCCAATTTTCTTCAAATGCTCTCTTAAAACTTTACCAGTAGTTAAATAATCTGTTTGTTCTTTTAACAATTCAGGTAGAGGATATTTTTCACTAATTTGCCCAAAAGAACCACAATAACTAATATCTCTAACATCAAATTCTTTAACTAAATAATACCAATCAATAGGAGCTTTTACTAATTTGATTATTGAACTTACAACCATTGCTTCGGTAGTTATTGCCTCACATCCATCAAATTGTTTTTGTATGTAATTTGCTAATGAACTATATGCTGAAATATTGCTATCACTAAGTTTTTTACCTTCTTTTTTCAATTTTTCATACATAGATTTAGCATCTTTAACGGTAGCTTTTACCTCTTGCGTTTCTTCAATGTCTTTTATTTTTCTATAAATTTTATAACCAATAAAACCTATACCACCTACAATTACTACTGCTATTGTACCTTTTGCCCATTGAGGCAATTGAGTGAAATATTCTCCTGTTTTCATATTAAATTATTGCCTTGTTTAAATTTTCCCAAATAGAATTACCCTCAATAGTATTTCCTTCGTCAATAATTAGTTTCTTTCCACCATCAAGATAAGTTCCTTTTTTTAAATATCCAGTTATTCCTTTTGTAGTAATAGAAAATCTATTATTATTGAAAAAAGCAGCTTGATTTTTACCGTTATTAAAATCAACCATAACTGTATCTTTAGCTGAATTAATCAGTTTTGCTCCCCCTAAATTATCTGCAACATCATCAAAGTTTTTCTTATCAGAATTTCTATATATTAAAAAATAATAAACTGCACCTATTAATCCTAATGTCGCTGCAACTGCGATTATCCCTTTTGTATTTTTATTCATGACCTTTTTGTTCTAATTTATAATAAGGCTTCAAAAAGCATTTAACATATTTTTTTCCACTTATGAAGTCATAAGGATATTTAGGCTCACGACCTAAAGCTATTCTCATATCTTCCATGCTCATTTCAACTACCGTTTCGCCTCCATGCTCAAATTTCTTTTTTAAATTATCGTCAGAATGTTTTTTATCATCTCTTGATTCGTGATAAATTTGTTTTACATCATCAGGATAATTCCCATCACTATCTTTTTTAAATTTTTCAATTTCAGATTTCAATGGTCTTTTAAATCTTAATTTTTTACCTTTTTTGTTTAAAGTTCCATCTTTTTTAGTAAGAGCATCAATTCCATCTGTTTTGAAACGATAACCAGTTGGTTTTGCTTTTACTGCCTTATCTTTAGCACTTGCTTTTTTCTTCTTTGCCATTTTTATTTTGGGTTTTTGAAAATTAAATTTTATAAAAATTTCTTAAATATGCTTTTTCTAAAACTAAACTACCTATAACTTGTTTTGGATAGTTTGGTTCATGTCCTAATATTTTTGTTAATTTACATATACAGATTTCGCCATTCTGTAAATTTTCACGAACTAACATTTCAGCAGATTTAGAAAATTCTTTTGATGCTGATTTTAAATCATCTTGGTATTCGATTCCACCGCCTGTTTCTTTGTAGTATTCTTTAGGTTTAACTTCATAGTGTAATTTTAAATTTGGTTTATTTAATTTTACAGACAATATTTCCCTTTCTTTAATAGCTTCATAAGGTGTATTATGTATTGAAATAATTTTATTTGTTTTATTATCTATAACGTATGATATTGATGGCTTATATAACTGCCAACTTTCATCGTACTTTGCGTTGGGATTTCCAATAAACGTATCGCCTACTTTATAATTCCCAACCCCACCGCCATTGGCGTATCTTTTAGGAATTGTATCAAAATAATCTTGCATATAAGTTGCCATTCCATCTATGTAATATTCAAAACTATTATATCCATTTTTTTCTAATTTTGATATTTTAGAATAACCTCTTTTTATGCTTTTTGCAAATTCTTCTGCTTCTTTTAAATTATCTGTCCAAAAAGATTTTGATTTAGGGTTGTTTTCTAATTCATTTACATAACCTACCTGATATTTACTTATACCATGACCAACCCCACCGCCATTGGCGTATTCCATAACTTCTGGAAATAAATCTAATCCTTTTTTTGTAAATTTCCATTTTGAAGTGTCAATATCTTCAATAGTATTCGCTTTTATTGTATTCCATCTATTCCCTAATACATCAACAATATTAATGTAAAATTTTCCCGTTTTTGGTTCAAAGTAGTAACTATTATCTTTATATTCAGCTATTAAAATTTTACTTTCAACCCCACCGCCATTTTTAAATCTCTTTAATTTCCAATTATAAAATTCATCTAATATGTATTTTTCAGCATTTTCCCAATCTTCGGGTACATTTTGTCCCCATTCAATTTCGTCATTCATCCTACTTGATGATGGTGCTTCAATAATATAACCATCATAATCAAGAATTGATGCGCCTTCGCTATCTTCTGTTTCAAAAGAGAAATCATAACGACCAAGCCTTCTATCCGTATTGTCAGAAAAATCAATATTTTTAATTATTTCCTTGTTTGACAAAACCATTCCTCCCATTTCATATCCATTATCGGCAAGGCTATAATAATTATCTGAATTTGGAACTATTATCATGCTATCTAAAACGGTTACATTAAACATTTTTAATGCAGTTTTAACTTGTTGATATAATTTAATATCTGCTTCGCTCGGTCTATTATTTCCGCTTGGATGATTGTGTGCTAAAATTACACCTTTAGATAATGTTTTTAAAGCTAAAGCACCAATCATTTCAACATCAACTAAAGTAGAATTAATTGCGCCTTTTGTATGTTCATAATATCCTATTGGCTCATTTGCATTGTTTAAAAACAATACGTTCAATTCTTCACGAACATTTATGCTTTCTTTATTCCAAAGTTGTTTAAAAATTTCGTAAGCATCTCTTGAACTACCAATTTTTGTTTTTTCAATGCCAAAATCTTGACGAACAAGTGTAATATCAATAAGTGCAATATCAATTTCGCTAATCTTTTGATTATTAGGCTCATTTATAACAATAGGAGTTTCTGAACTTAAATCAGGATATTTCATTATTCCGCCAGTAGCAAATTTTTTTTGACTTGCTCTATTGCCAATTTTATAATCTAAATGATGATATAAGTTATCAATATCATTAGCTGATATAGCTAATTTATTCTCTTGCCATGACATTAACTTAGAACCGCCTTTAATCATTTCAATTAACTTGTTAGCGTATTTTGAAATTGATAAAAGTTGTTTTTTAAATATCATTCCTCCCTCATCAAATTTTTCCCAGCCCTCTAATGAGTGTGCAACATCGGAAACATTTTGTTCAATACGAGTAAGTTTCATCTTTACCCATTCTTCTAAATTACTTTCTTCGGTTACGATAATATCTAATTTAACAGCATACTCATAAATCATATCAAGATTTATTAATGCCATTTTTTTATCAAAATCAAATACATCAAAAACTCCACCTAAATCGTATTTATCCCAATGTTTCATTATTTTATTTTTTTTTTAATCTTACGTTTTTCATTTATTTTTTATATTTTCCCAATAAAGTTTTCTTACATCACTCATAATTTTTTTTGTTGCTTCGCTATGTTTTTTTCCAAAAAATGTATTTTTCTTATTAGATAATCTCAATTTTGCCATTTCACTTAATTTCTTTTTAGTTTCATCTGTCATAAATATTTTTCTTCCAGAAATTCTTTTTTTAATGTGTTCTGGAGATTGTTTTTTTCCTAATTTTGACAATCTCATATTTATTTTAGCCTGTTCGCTCATGGGCTTTTTCATATTTATAGTTTGAGCCTCTGTCATTTTTTTTCCTTTATTCCATGGTGTTTTTCCCTTTAGTGATTCGCTTATTTTTTTCTTACATTCATCACTTAAATTAATACCCCTTAATTTACTTGGCTTACCAATTTTTGATAAACTCATTTTTAATATTGATTCTTTAGAATGATGTTTTCCAGTTATAAAAGGTTTAACCCCTTTTTTAGACAAACTCATTTTTAATCTTGATTCTTTACTCTTTTTTTTACCTAATGAAGATAATCTCATTTTTAATTTTGATTCTTCACTATGTTTTCCGTTAGCACCACCACATTCTCTTAAATTTAAACCAAACTCTCTATCAGTTGATTTATATATATTTGAATAATATATTTCTAAATAATTTAATTCTTCTTCTTTACAAATATGTATTATTTCAAACTTATGATTCTCTATGCCATATTTTAATAAAGAATTATATAAATAAATTTGTTTTTTACAATGTAATTTTTTATAAATATAAAATCTACTATATAAATCATTAGATTGACCTATATAAACTTTATTGCTTGGAGATGTAATTTTATAAATACCAATCAACGCATTTTCTATATCTTTATTACAAGATATAGAAGATATATCAACAATGGTATTTTGTATTTTTTTCATATTACAATTTCCCTTGTTTGCGTAAAACCTCACAAGCCTTCTTAACCGCATCTGAATATTTTTTCACTTTGCCTGTCGCCCAAATTGCTTTTGCTTCTTTTTGAATCATTTCCATTCTCGATTTGTTTGCGTTTTTTGTTGATTTTGCCATGATTTTTTGTTTTGGTTGTAAATTTAACTAATTAACTACTATTTATTTAATTTAAAAACAATTTTATTTTTAAACATTCTTTCTAACAATCAAGAGTTAGTGTACTCTTTTAGAATAGAAAAATCAAAAGGTTTTACCGCTAATTCTTTTTGCCCCTTAAACATATTTTGCTTAAATGGACTTCCTACTGTATAATCATTCAATACTAAATCTTTTTCACTCCACTTTCTTAACTTGTTAGGACAAACACATGGAGCAGATGATAACATATTTGATTTGTCTATTTGCTTGTAAATTAACAATAAACCTATTTCTGAATTTGCTTCTACAAAAAATTGCCTAAACCATTGATTAACTCCTAAAATACAATTAGCAGTATCAAAATTAACTTGCCCTATCCAATTTTGAAATTGATTTACTCCTATTGATAAACTCGGAAATACTGGAAATATTCTTCTATTACCATTTGCATCTTTGTATAAATGCTGAATTACTTGATTTAAGTTTGATTGATTTTTAGAATAAAAATAAATTCTTCTTACCCAAGCAGGAGAATATACAAAATCTCTTACTGTTTCGTTATAATCTTCACTACCGCCAATCCAAAAAACAGGCGTTATAGGTGGAGGCAAAGGAGTAGGAGGAATTGGACTTCCTGAAACAATAGGTGGCTGAATATATCCATTAGGAGTATTTGGAACATTATATTGCTCCACAACAAAAGGCTGAAATAAATCAAAATATACATCTGAACTTGTTGGGTTGTTAATAGTGAAAAGCATTTCATCGTAATCACCATCTAAACCGTATTTTTCAGCTACACTTTTTTTTATTTTAACCTTTTCAATTTCAGGCTGCCAACAAGATTCCACATTATTTTTTTAGTGATTGAGATGTCATTGTCTTATTTTCCAATTCCCCTGATTCAAATTTTTTCATAAAGTCATCCAAAATCAAATATCTTTTTTTATTTAATTCGTTATTAGCACCTTTAAATACTTTTAGAAAAGCATATTGTGCCTCTATCATTGGATAGCCTAAAGATAAATAAATGTTTAGAGCATTAATATCAGCAGAAACTTCATCGCTAATTTCTCTGCCTATTTTTGGATTCATGTATTTATGAGAAAATTCATGTAATAAAATAACTAACCTCATAGGAATACTATATTTTTCAAAATCTGATTTTGAAATTTCAATAATACCAGTATTATGTCCTATTCTTGCAGGTGTTGAAACATACTCTCCCGTTTTTCTATTTCTAATTTTGTTATAATAGTCAATGCAAAACTTACCATCATTAGAGCGATATATACTTGGTTTTCTATCTCCTGCCGAAATAACACTTGCATTTGCGGAAAATTCTTTTGCAAATTTCACGAAGTTATGAATGTCTTTATCCGCCCAAAGAGGGTATGTTTTTAATTCTTGTGCATCAAATTTAACAATTGAAAAAGATTTATCCTCATCATTTGGAGTATTTCCTTTTTTAGTATTGAAAATTGAAAAAACTAATAATCTTGGTGTTTGAGGGAATTTTAATTCATATTCCTGATAACCATTTACTGTTCCTTTTCTACTTATATAATAAGTATTTGGCTTACTAAAATCTTTTGCAACAACACTAATTTCTTCGGGAGATTTTGTTTCTATTCCTAAAATTATAGTAAAAGGCAATCCATTACTCGGTATAGTAAAATTCATTTTTTTATTTTCTTAATTTTTTAACTAAAAATATACCACCAACAACTAAAGCTAAACCACCAACAATTGCTACTGTAATTCCAACTGCTTTAGGCATACCTAAGAATTTATCACTAACTTGAATGTTTTCAGTTGGTATTTCTTCTTTTTTTCCCAATTCTGCTTTTTGTTTTTCCAACTCTGATTTTTGTCTTTCTAATTCAGAGTTAGATTCTCTATCTTTTGATTTTTCCAAATCATATTTTTCTTGTACTTTTCTTGAACAATCTTCCCATTTTGTTTTTTTAGATTTTGAAAACCAAATCTTTCTTTTCTTTCCACAATTAAATTGTATTAATCTTGCAACTTCATCTTTTCTACTGTCTTTTTTAGCAGAAGATTCAGCAATTTTACCTACTCCTTTTGAAGCAAATCCAACACCCCTTGATATTAGTCCTACAATTGCCATTATTTTCTTAGTTTTTTAACTAAAAATATTCCACCAACAACTAAAGCTAAACCACCAACAACTGCTACCGTAATTCCAACTGCTTTAGGCATACCTAAGAATTTATCACTATCTTCCATTTTTCTACTTGTTGTGTCTATTCTTTGTCTTTCTAAATCTATTTTTTGTCTTTCTAAATCTATTTTTTGTTTTTCCAAATCTAATCCGCTTTCTTTACCTTGAGATTTTTCCAAATTGTATTTGTCTTGAACTTCTGAAATACATTTTTGATATGCTTTCTTTTTGTCGCCACATTTACCACCAAATACACATTTTGGTTTTTTACCGCATCTAAGTTTTGCTAATCTTTCTATTTCAAGTTTATTAGAATCTTTAGTTGCTGATGCTTGTGCTACTTTACCAATACCTTGTGCAGTATCTCCAACTCCTTTTGCAATTTGTCCTGCTTCCGCATTTGAATAATAATAATCCCCATTCGCACTTAAATAATATCCGTATGGAGTTGATTCATAAACTTCATTTCCTGCCATAAAATAATTAGGGACTACTGGATTTCTAAAGTTATTCATTTCATCAAACGCAGGGTATCTTGCCGAACCCCCAAAACTATCTTCTAATCTATCGCCTTGTGGCAATAAAGTTGGAACATAGTCCACTAAGTTTGAAAAACTTTGGTCTAATTTATTTGTATTTGTTAAATCTAACGCCATGATTTTTTATTTTATACTAATTTATAATAAGGTCTTAAATAACATTTTTCGAGTTTAATTGCACCTACAATTTGATAAGGGTAATTAGGTTTGCAACCAATAATTTCAGTTAATTTTTCGCAAGATATTTCGCCATTGAAAAGATTTGATTTTACCATTTCTTCTATGCTATCCAATTTAATTGATTCTTTTCTTTTTTTCAATTCCTCTTTTAGAGTTTGAATATCATCTTCTGTATTTTCAAATCTTGAAAGATTAATAATAGCATCGGTTAAAGCATCATTAGAGTATTCTGAAAAATTGCCAACACTACCGCCTATTTCATAAATATTATTTGAGTACAATACATAAGAGTTTGTGTTCCCGTATCTTTCCATTAATCCACTACCTTCAAACTCTTTTCTTTTAATTTCATTCAAAGTATTGAAATAAGGGCTAACTACTTGTATTCTATTATCACTATAAGTTTTTGATGCAGTTACTCCATCATAGTTTTTATTTATATAATCTATTTTCTTTTGTAGATTTGAAATATCTTCCTCTTTAGATTGTTTTTGTCTTTCTATAATTATTTCAATTGCTCTTTTTGCTACTAAAATTCTTTCATTAATCCACTTATAAGCTAAAGGTCTTGCGTATTGAGGTTTAAATCCACTTCCGATAATTTTTGAAGGTCTAATTTCTTTATTATCAAGTTGTAATTTTAAATCTTGATATTCCCTTATTTCTTTTTCAAATTTTTCAATAGTAGGTTTAGTTGCCCACCTTGATTCATCTGTATAGAAATTAGCTTGTTTTTCAATATCATTCATATCTATTTCTCCAACCCCACCGCCATTAGCGTATTTATTTTTAAATTCTTTTTCAGCTTTTTTTATAGCATATTCAAATGTTTGTGCGCCTAAAACTCTACCCATAGGTTTGCCATTAATTGCAACTTCCCACATATCACTACCTCCAACTCTTTGAACAGAGATATTGTCTTTTTTGAAAACCTTATCTTTTGTAAAAGGTCGCTCAATCCCACCACCATTAGCGTATTTCTTTCCGTTTTTAGCATCTTCTAAAAGAATATTAAGATTTTCTCTTGAAGTTTCTATATCTCCATCACCATCACTACCCATATCATTATCAACTTCAAATTGTTCTTGCAAAACATCTTCTTTTTGTTCTTTTGATAATTTTTGGTATATGTTATATGCTTCAATAGATTGGTCTTGTAGCATTTCCAATAATTTCAATTTCCAGTTAAAATCATCATTAATGAAATTAGATTTTGCATATAAATCATTTATCTTGTTTTCAATTTCTCCTCCATCTCTATACCAATCGCCAAACCAACCCTCTTTTTTGTATTCTTTCCATTCACGCTTTCTTTTATATTTTTGTTCGTGTGGTTCTTGCGACTTGAACAAATTATCTCTGCCTGAATTTATTCCACCGCCTTTAGCGTATGTTCCTTTTTCATAAAAATCAATATCAATTACTTTTTGCATATTTTCATTTGGATATACTCCTACATCAAACATTTTTCCTACAAAATAATTACGAGCTTGTTCTTCGGTTGTAGTTGAGCTTACATTAGTTTCATAATTATATTTTGAGTCTGCGAATTTAACTCTTACCATTCCTAAAGATTTAGTGTAGTCATTCATTTCGCCTCCATTTTCGTATTCTTCAAAATCCTTTAATTGATTTAAAGATAACTCAATAGGTCTTAATCCATAAGGTTCTGCATCTAAACCATAATCAAAAGTATAACCTAATTGTTCTAAATCTCCTTCTAATTTTTTCAGGTTATCATAATCCCATTCATTTCCACCCATTTCGTAATACATATTAAAAATAGATGAAACATTTTCAGGCATTAATTCATAATATTGAAATAAATCAACAAATTGAGAATCTACCATTCTATTTAAAACAGCATTTTTAATGCTTTCAGGAACGCTATCTAATTTAGTTCCTAAATGTTCGCCCATTTCAACTTCTGTATAATCTCCAATATACTGATTAAATCCCTCTCCACCCTCACTCATTCCATAAACCGCCCCATCAGGAGTAAAAACGGTATATCTATCGTAAGTTTCTCCGTTATTATCATAAACTTTCGTTATTTCTAATATTCTTTTATCGAGATTATTCATTTATTTATTTTTTTTATAAAATTAAAAAAAGTAACTAATATAAATTAGTAAAATAATTATTTTCTTAGTTTTTTTACTAAAAATATTCCACCAACAACTAAAGCTAATCCACCAACAACTGCTACTGTAATTCCAATTGCTTTAGGCATACCTAAGAATTTATCATTGATAGTTTCAATTTCTTTTTCTATTGTTTTTTCAACAGTAGATTTATCAATAGTTTCGGAATCTTTTTCTTTTACATCAGACTTATCTGATTTTTTAGGAGTTAATCCTTCTAAACTTTTAACTGATTTTGGTATAGAAACAGATGTAACTGTCGCTTTAGGCTGCGTACTTGCAGTAACAACATTAGGTGCAACTGTTGTATTTACAGGAGCAGTTACAGGCTTTGGAATAGGAGCTAAACCTTTGGCTTGTAATTTTAATTGAGCAAGTCCTCCTGATTTTTTAAATTCTCTCCATTTCTTTCTCCAACCCCATTTAATTATACCTTTGTTTGTAGCCCTACATTTCTCCCAAGATTCTATATTTTTTCTTTGTTCTGCTCTTTTAACAGCTTGATTTCTATTAGTCGCACAACAATCTTTATTGTAGTTTTTAGATTTTGAACAATCCCAAAGACATATCACATTAGGGTATTTAATATCTGGATTTAATGGTTTGATACCACATTCCCCAATAGATATTTTAGCTTTACCATATTGCGCTTTAAGTTCTAATTTTTTATTTTTAACTAAAGCTCTATACTTTGGTAATTCTTCCTCTGAAACGCCTTCCTCATCTGATGGTTCGGAATCAGTATTTTCTTCATCCTCATATTCTTTATCATCTTCGCCATCCGCACTGGAATAAACACCATTAGTGTTTAATATGCTTTCATCAAGACCATCTGCATTTAATAAGTCTAAATCTCTCATTTTTAAAAAAATTTTGTTAATAAATTATTTATTGCTCACCTTATTAACAAGGCGAGCATTTTATATTTTATTGTAAATCAAACAATTATACTATATTAATATTTATTTTGGAATGTTTGTCCATCCTTTTCCTTGTAGCCAATCTAAACAAGGTTTATTTGAACGGTTTTTGTTACAAACTTCTCCTGCTGCATTTGATTTGGTTTCTCCCTTAGATTTTTTCCATAAGTAGTAACCTATACCTGCTACTGCTACTGCTCCTAATCCGATTAATAAATTTTTTTTCATAATTTTTACTTTTTAATTGTTTTTATTGTTTTTTATTTTCTTAATTTTTTAACTAAAAATATTCCACCAACGATTAATGCTAAACCGCCTACAATTGCTACCGTAATTCCAATTGCTTTAGGCATACCTAAGAATTTATCTTCTGCATCATCGCTATCATCTTCTTCTTTTGATTTATCTGTCGCACCACCTGCATCATCTTCTGAAGCTGTTTTTTCAACTTCGTTTATAATATCATTATTTGCTTCTGATTCAGATGGCTCGTTACCTGCATCTTCTTTTTTATCACTATCAAATTCTTTACCATCGGGAGAGCCTTCTTCAAAAGGATTTTCATCAGCTCCCTCTTTTTTAAATACACCTTTAAGCCATGCGAAAAATGCTCTAATTCCTTTTACTTCTTCTTCTTGCGAAGGAACTTCTTCTACATCTCCTTCGGCAGATAATGTTCCCTCTACATAACTATATTCATCACCATCTTGACTATAATAAATATTACAATCAGGTGCAAAATATGAATAGAAATCTAAACCATTATTCCCATCTGCTGATTTATAAGGCATTTTTAAAAATCTTTTTTTACTGCCCTCTATAATTGCATTTTTAATTTCATCTTCGCTGCCTCCAAGATTTTTCCACTTAGAAACTAATTTACTATAAATAGATTTAGAAGAATTAACGAATTTAGCCTTGTATTTTCTTTGCTTTACAACATCAGTATTACCAACAGCAGGATATAATTTAGATGCTACACCATGAATATTATTTTTAATATTAAATAATATTCCTTTTCTCATAACTCTACGGAAATTGTTACGAAAATTCTTACCTGCTTTACCTACTTTATCTTTTAAATTAGTAGTTACCTTTTTTATTTTGTCCTTAATTTTATCTTTACCTTTTTTAATCTTATCCTTTATTTTATCTTTGCCTTTTTTGAATTTATCTCTTAGCTTTTTTCCAATAGCATCAGAATATTCTTCTCCCAAAAGGTCTGAATTTATTAAATCTAAATCTTCCATTTTATTTATTTTTAATTAATTTATTTTCTTATTTTTTTTACTAAAAATATTCCACCAACTATTAAAGCTAAACCACCAACAACTGCTACTGTAATTCCAATTGCTTTAGGCATACCTAAGAATTTAGCTGATTCTTCTTTTTCAGGTGCTAATCTTTCTGTGCTTGGTGGTGGAGGTGCTGTTTCAGTTTTTGTTTCTGATTTTATAACATTTTGAGTGCAAGTTTCATATTTTTCTCTCCTTTTTTTACCTGCTTTCCCTAAAGACAAAACACCAATAGGTTTTCTGCCACAAACTGATTTAATCTTTTGTTCAATTTCTGATTTAGGTTTACCTTTTATTAAACCTGCTGCAATACTGGTAGCTTGTTTTACTAATTCAGGATTTTCTTTAGCAAATTCACCTACTTTTTTAGCAGCTTCAGCTGCATCACCATTTGAAAAATTTTCTCCATTTGCTCCACAGCAATATGAATAATTATCCCCGATAGCATTTGAAATACTTTCGTCAAGACCATTAGCGTTTAATAATTCTAAATCTACCATTTTTTTTTTATTTTAATTAATTTTTGTTTTTAAACTTTTGTAGTTGCCGAAACATTTGGATTTACTGATGAACTACTTGTTGCACCACCATTTGTTCCTGCTCCTCCCCCTATGCTTATTGTTTTTTTGTTATTAAAAAATTTTTTATATAATAAATATCCTCCAACAGCCAAAGTTATTCCTACAATACCATAAAATAATAAAGGCTTCATTCCTAATATTTTATCGTCTTTTTCTTCCTCTTTTTGTTCAAGCCTTTTTGAAAAAGATTGTTTTTCAAAGTTTGGAGTTTCGTAAGATTCATTTTCTTCTTCATCTTCAATTACCTTTTCAACATCTTCTTTTATTGGTTGAGGATTTTTAGCTCTTTGTGCTGTTTTTTGAATCCTTTCAGTTTTTAAAGAATTTTTTAAATTACTACTATTTGATACTGTTTCGTCAAGTAGATTTGCATTTGCTAATTGTGTCATTTTTCTTTGATTTGTTTTTGGTTTATTTATTTATTTATTTTTTGAATTTTTTCCACATAAAGAATCCTACTGATAATGCTACAAGAACACCACCTCCAATTAATAATATTTTTCTATTTTTAGATTTAGATTCACTTTCATCTTTCAATCTATTTTGCTCTGCTAATTTTACTTCCTCTGACTTTGCTTTAGCCTCTGCCTCCGCTTTTTGTAATTGAAATTTTTTCTCAGCATCTTCTGCTTCTTTTTTAGCTTTTGCTCTTTCAGCAGCACTTTTATTTTCGGCATCAACTTGTGCTTGTTTTGCTTTCAAAGTATCAGCTTGTAATTTTTCAAGTTCAGCAATTTTATTTTTTTTAAAATCAGGTAATTCAGGAAAATAGTAGTAATTACCCTCTATATCTCCTTTTGTAAAACCTTTATCCTTTGGGTATGGGATTAATTTGTTTCTATCCACCTTTTTACCTCCTCCCAAATCAACTATTTCTTTTTCTCCTAAAGGAACATTTCCGTCTTTATCAATTCTAATTCCATATAATACAGTTCCATCAATAAATTTTTTAAATAATCTCTTTCTTTTACCATTCCAAATTGATTCTAAATAAAATCCATCACCTAAATCTTTAACACTTTTTTCGCTTTTTACAACAGAAGCCTCTGTTTCTACTTTTTCTTTTGCAACTCCTCCTGCTTGACTAAAACTTTCATCAAGACCATTAGCGTTTAATAATTCTAAATTGTTCATTTTTTTATTTATTTATTTTACTATATTGGTTAAAATATCAGCTAATCTATTTATTATTACATCATAGAATACTTTAAAATCAAATTCTGAAACTTTATAATTTAATAGTATAGC